AACTTACTGTAACTATGGAACACAACTATAAAAATTTTGAAAATGAGTTATGTGTATCCTATAACTGTAAACTATTGTTCTGGCAAGATGGGGCTAATGATAAGATAAAAAATATAGAGACTTGGCTTAGGGACTTAGTGGGAGAAGATAATTTTATTTTCGGCTTCGAGGATTATGGGCAGCACGGTGAATATATGCTGTACACACGGTCAAGGGCGGACTTGCTTGCATTTAAGATACGGTGGTGTGATGCGTGAACATTCAAGTACAGATGGTGGTAACTATTCCCCTTACAGCATAGCACTTCAACGCCCACATTATACAACTGAAATGGCATTATGGTGTCAAGCATTACCTGATGTACATTGGGTATATGGGCAGGGATGGATGACTATTCATTTTGCACAGGAAGAAGATGTAACTGCCTTCAAGATTACATTCAAGATATGAAGTTGTTCTATATAAGAAGACATTTCGGGGAAGAACTTCAGAAGTCTGCCTTAGAATGGCTAAGAGATAATGTAGTTGGCTTTGTAGTGTATAGATGTGACAATGGAGATATTTCTATACACAATTTGAAAGATGAAGAGTTAATTATTCTTAAATTGAAATTTGGTTTATGAAATTTAATCTAGCATATACACAAGGTGGAGAGATACAGCAGTACCGCAACTTGAGAGAATGGTTGGAGCACAAAGGTATTGCACACAGCTTTGAATGGAACAATGGAAAGTATGTTGCTGATACTGTTGTGATTGAAGATGAAGAGGATGCTACTTTGTTTTCTCTAACAATGGGATATGGACCTAAGAAGGTATAGGGATGAGATTCTCTAATAAGATTTTAGTAGATGGAACAGGTATGTTAACCTACTATAAAATGTGGTTGAAGGAATCTATGGGTCCTAGAGGAAATGATTGGACTTGTTTTTGGGATGAGGCACAATGGTATGAATTTTCTTTTAGATACAAAGAAGATATGTTGATGTTTAAATTGAAGTACGGATTATGAAACAAGAACAATTAGTATTAGGTGAAGAATATACTGCCGGTGTGTTGCAGGGCATACCTATTTTCTGCATAAACAGATTGTACAACGTGCATAACGAAACTGTGTCTTTGCTATGCACTAGATATGTTTTTAAGTTTGATAATGGTTTTGGTGCAAGTATTGTTGATTTTAAAGATAAGATGTTCTCCGGTGGTGCTGATTATGAACTTGCTGTTATAGAGTGTATGCCGAATGGTAAGCATAAGATAACTTACGAAACAGAAGTGTGTGAAGATATTGAGCGTGGTGATGCAAAATATATGCATGAATTGTTAACTAAGATTGAAGCATTGCGGATGCTTACTGTAAGCCGATTACAATTAAAAGGGTAGATAACGTGTGTAGAGAAATTTGCGTTTTACGCGCTTCGGCTTCGCCGTCGCACAGGATCCAACCCTAACCAGGCTTCCTAAAATGATCATTGAATTTGGCCATCTAGCAGATAAAGAAGAGTACGAGATCTGGGAGGTGTGGTTGAATGGACATAATTGTTGTTGGCATTGGATAACAGATACGTTTGATCTTGGCAATGGAATGAAAGTAGAATGGAAGTCTGCTATAGAGATTGATGATGAAGACTGTACTGCCTTCATGTTAAAGTTTAAACTATGACTTTTATTGACTTGAAGGGTAAGGAACTAACATTAGAAATGCGTATGTGGATACATCGCAACACTACCTCTAGATGGAAGTATGGAGAGAAGATGGCCAGGAATGGTGTATGGAGACAACGTAGGGAAGTGTTAGGGATTTGGATGGATCAAGAAGATGCTAGTGTGTTTAGACTAAAGTTTATGTTATGAAGAAGATATATTTGTTTCCTAAAGATCCATTGCCACGAGCAATACTGGCAATGCTTGATATTGACAAGATTGATCGGATTGGAAAATGGTTAGCTGCTTTACCTCCAACTAAAAGAGGTAGTTTGGCTTATAGGATGACAAGTGGCATTGGCGGTGGGAAGGTCCCGGCCGTCGTATTTGTTAGACGTGATGATGCTATCGCATTTAGATTAAAGTTTGGACTATGAAAATAATTTATCCAGTTGCAAGAATTGAACCATTACAAGAAGTGATTGATGATTGGTGTAATGAGAACTCGGTGTATTATGATTTCGCTTGGGATGAGAATAGCGGAGAAGAATATAATGAACACAACTATGAGTTTGAATTCCAAGATGACGATCAGTACATTGACTTTGTTTTGAAGTTCGGCCTATGATGGGCGTAACAATGGCGGCCCCGATTGAATACGAGGGCCCTATGAAAAGCGAACGGTTTGTTAGCTGCTGGCCGGCAATGAAGCTAATTGAAAAATGTGTCGATCGTTCCGAGCTTGGAAACTCGTACATATCTTGGTTGCAAGATCGCGGGATTCCTTATACCACAAGCAGGGTAAGTGGATACTCTGGTGTCTGTAAAAATGAGCTGGTTGGCCTCTACATAGACGACGATGCAGATAGGAATGCATTCAAGCTAACATTTGGATTATGAAATATTACACAGCAATCCCGGAATGGTATCGACTTGTTAGTATCAGCGAACAGCATAAGATCTTCGGCGAGTATCGTACATGGTTGGAAGAGAATATAGGAGTTGAACATAAGGATTGGGAATATAACACAGGCGATATACATGCTCGTGGAGTAAGTGTTCCTACAAAGGGAGACTTGATAGCATTCAAGCTAAAGTTTAAGATATGAAACGTATACAGTTGCGGAAGAATGAAATACTTAAGGTGCCGTTGCGAGATTGGCTCTTAACTAATATAGGTGGATATGATGTTCAGTGGTCACATGATCACTGCACAAACCATATTATATTCTTTCGTGATGAAGATGCTTCTTACTTTGTTTTAGCTCATAAAGAACATGGCGTACAGAATCACTCTTGACATCTCAGGCCAATCCTATACAGAACTTGCCGATGTTTTGATTTGGTGCCATAATAATATGTGCATTGATAAGGATTGGCAATACTCTGACGAGGTAGTAAATATACACGGGGTGGAGGTTAATCGTCCGACTTACCTTTTCCTAAATAATGAGGAAGACCTTTTAGCTCTAACATTGGCGGTTCCATTTGTACATAAACGATAACATCAATGTAAAGATTCCTCTTCTATTGAACAGTAAGAAGTCAGCAGTTCAATTAAGAGAATATGAGACGTGGTTAAAGGAAAGAAACATTAAATACACTCTAGTGTATGTGCCGATCTGGGACACTGCACCTGCATCCATAAACATGCGTAATGAGGATGCATTAGTCTTCAAAATGGTGTTTGGATTATGAGCCGTAATAAGTTTCTATTAGATTTTGATTTGGGTGTTCCGGAAACAATACATTCTCCGTATTGGGTTACCTGGAGATTGGAAATAGAGAAGAGAATGAGAGATTGGTGTGTTGAACGACTTGGGGAAGAGGGATTCCCGAATTGGCAGTTCAGTACACGATATATTCATACTGATGATTTGACTTCACCGAGACCAGTAGACATCATGATGGCTGACGGCATATTCATATTTGACGAAGCATCACGAGCAGCATTTAAACTAACATTCGAACTATGATTTATATTCCAATTCCACTTGAAGACATCCGCGGCGGCAAGCTTCAGTGGATTAGAGATAATGTCCAGAGGACTGATTACAAGTTACGTGTTCACAGAAAGCACTGCAATTTTTATGCTGGCGTACATATGAATGAACAAGATGCCTTATTCTTTATGATTAAGTTTGGTATTACAATGCAAAACGGAAGAGTAGTCTTTAATGAGTTTGCAGAATAGAATCGCACTTAATGTTAAGTGGAGTAAGAACTCGTGGACTGATAAGGATCAATGGCCACCGGTATGGCCTTCACAGGCACACATAGATGAATACAAGACTTGGTGCAAGAGTAACATTGGTACCAATGGTTGGAACTATTACGGGTACTATAGAAAGATTCCATGTGAGTTTAGATTCAAGCGCTCTGAAGACCTACTAGCATTCAAATTAACATTTGGCTTCCATCATGATAAAATACATGTTTAAGGATCTGATGAAGTCGTGGGATAAGGCTGCGTGGATTGAGTCTTGGTCAATAGTTGGTGATGTACGAGACCTTTGTGAGAAGAATGTCGGAAGAGAAAATGGACATTGGCATTTTATTGATGTAGATGGCAACAAGACAACAGCACTTCCACATGGTATAGTGTTCTATGAAGATTGTGATGCCACTCGATTTAAGTTAGTTCTATGAGTCAAGTTACTGTTATACTTAAATATTCGGGTGGATATTTTGATAAGCTAGGTCAACATAGGATCCTAGAAAATTGGTTGACCTCCCGGGAGATAGCTCATACATTTATGTTAATGGATTCATATGAGCCAGAGATACCGCATGTGGTATTGTTACAAGCTAGAGATGCAACAGCCTTTAAACTGAGATTTGGATTATGAGCGACAAAATTACAGTTTCCTTCTTTCCGCGTCACCGTGAATACACAACCGAGCAGCACGAAGAAGCCATCGTGAAGTATCGTGAATGGTTGGACGAACACGGCCGTTACGGTAAGCTTTACATGATGAACATTGGTAAGGTGCCGAAAGATATGAAGGCTGATGGTGAAGAAGACAAGCCCACCATCCAGTCTACAATGATCGGCATCAATATCTACGATGGAGAGATTGCGCTACTGTTCCGCATTATGTTCAACCTGTGATGCACTTCCAATACATTACCGAACTCTATAAAGACAATAAGGGTTCGGTTACCACAGCCCGTATTATTGGCGAATGGTTACGTGTAAATGTTGGCGAGGAAGGATCTGCCAGAGAACCTAGCAACAAATTTGACTGGGCTTGGAGCTTAACTTCGCACTCACACGGATCTGCACCAGTTGGTATATATTTTGTTCGCCCCGAAGATAAGACACGATTCAGATTAAGCTTTGGAATACGACAAGGGCGATCAGAAAGATAAATACTCTCAATTAACTTGAGGGAATGGTATGAAGTCATACAGGTTGCAGGACATACTTCCAAGCTTAGAAACCGTAGATGCCTACCTCACTTATCGTTATATAGAAGAATGGTGTCACACCAATCTATCAAAGGAGAGGTGGCGATTTGACTACTCCTCAACGATATGCGCTCATGGTGTTGATATACCTGGTCGTATATTTTTTTGGAAGGATGAAGATGCTGTTGCCTTCCGCCTGCAATACCGTGTGATTAGTCCTGGATCATCCACTTGACCGTGTGCTAACATCCTAATACAATTGCGACACACAGACAGGACTACACATGGAACCTACTACACTTATTCTGGTGCTTTCTATCCCTGCATTGATTGCGGGTGTGGCGTTGGCAGTACAAAATCGCAAGGCAACTGATACACATATCATTGATGCTGCTCGCGAACGTGCGAAGCAACGGACCCATGAACGTGCCTTTGCCGATACCGAACCCGAAGACGACCCTTATCGCACCGGCCTTAACTTTGTTATGGAGTCTGGTGTGGCAGTTACCGAGGATGCATTCACCAGTCACGGGCAACCATTGTCGGCTGAGCAAGCTCACACCATTGGGATGATCTTTGAGGGTTACCGCCCCGAGGTGAAGCATCGTGCCTCCAACAGTCTTGGTAAGACTCCAATGATGGCTGCTGGTGTTCCGTTGAACCTTACCGCTCTGGACAGCCGTAATAGCGTGTTGTCGGATTTGAGCGGTCCGGAATACCTGGCACCCGAAGTTGTTTGGCCGGATCATATCCGTGGCTAAAGACGACATCGTTGCTGCTCGCTTGGATTTGATTGCTGCTAAAGCACGAATCCTTGCTGAGCAATATAAGAATAATCAACATTGGGATGGCGATCTTCGCCGCGGTCTCGATGAGATTGAAAGGGAAATTGCTTCCATAAGAGGTGGCAGCAACGAGCGTGGCGGATGGGCCACTACGGGCGGTGGTAACTGGTACCCCGACGATAAGTAACATTTTATAAGGACATACCATGAAGTAGGTTGACATTATCGCTAAGGAAGCTATCTTTCACTTTAATAAGGGCCATTTGGCTGATCCAACGATCCCCATGTGGGTTATTAAGGCAAAGGGTGAGACGCATTACATTAATCACATTACTGCGGATTGCCCGTGGAGTACGAAAGAGTCTCCCGATAATCCATCTACCAAGGGTAGTCTTAAGTTTAAGAACTGTCGAATCATCATCGACGAAAATCTCGAAGCCACAATCACAAAGGCCGAAATATGTTAATGAAAGAAGACGTTGAACGCATTATCGAAAATGTGTTATCTGAATTACAGATTAATGTCTACAGCGGTGGCTTCACCGATCCCAATCGCCGTGAAGTTAAACTGACACTTGGCAATAGGGTTATCTCCACAGCATATTTTGATGTAGTACAAACTCCGGAATACGAGGATTGATATGGGACTAGATCTGTTGATGGTACTGTTCAGTCTTCTGATCATGTTTGTCCCGACAATGATTGCGTTCAATCGCAATCTTAAGCGTCGTTGGGCATGCTTCTGGGTTAACTTGTTATTTGGATGGACAATCATCCTGTGGGTTCCATTGGTTGTCTGGAGCTTGCTAACAAGTGCGATCGAAACAACTACTCCATAGGATAGGTTGGGAAATTGGTTTCGCAATAGGCGCGATAATCAAACTCCTAAAGCTCATCATTAATCCCTTTTCAAAATGACAATCCTAATCATTATTGGTGTTGTCCTCCTGATAGGATTTGCTGTCTCTTGTTTCCTTGCTTGGTGGAACTCGTACTAAATAGTACGTGAATCGATTTCAAATGACATTAGGTACAAGCTCAATTGGGTTCAACGAGGTTGTACGTTTAAATCTCCGAAACCCTGTAGCTGATCAACTCCGCCGCAGAAAACTCTTCGCTCGACGCAGCAGAGAAGAGGGTGATCCAAATGCACTCAAAAAGATTATAGAAAACAATGCTTCATTGCGTGTTGATTTCGGTTGGGCATTTGAATCGGAGCACTTCTACAAACAGGTTATAAATGATTGCATAAGGGAAGTTCTCCCTAAGTACATGGATCAGGCTGGGCTAATGACTGCCGACGGAACCTGCAGCTGGATTGGGTTTGTTCCACACAATGCTTACGATAGGGAAGTCTATAAAGACATGCCCGTCTATAGTCTGATACAATTCAATAACGAGCTTATTGGCTTTCAGATAGAGGTTGTTGAATTTATTTCTAATCATCATCTGTTTAGGCAACATGCATTTATGCGTGATGACCAATATAGATTTTCAAAGTTTAAGAGTATTAGAAAAGATAGATTGGCGATGACTGAAGCCTATCACTATTACATGACTGCCCTGCATGAGGTAAGCTTGATTCCTGCAATCTCTAGAGATATCATTGAGGAACAGATTGGTTGTCATTTTCTGTATCAGCCAGATTTGTTTTTCGAGTTACTAGAGTTCTCTATACTCAAGGGAGAGATATATGGATAAATCTGAATTGTTTAAAAAGATTGATGGCATGAACATGGATGAGCTCTGTGATTACCACAGGGCAGCTACAAGCTCATCCAGGATTATTGATGTGCTTGGTGTTGCTATTCTCTTCTCAATGATACTCTTCTACAACGGAATTGTATTACTTGCTGGAACCTTTATCGTCTACGGGCTTGCAAACATTGCAGCATCTATGGGTAGAACAATTGATTTCATTGAAGAGAGGATTGTTAATCTGTCTGATAAATAACAGATGCAATATCCATATCCAAGTTACGCAGTCTGCACACCGCAAGGCACAGTGGCACTCGATGCAAGTGTGCAAGCGGTAATCAACGCAATTAACACAAAATCAGTCATTCCCTACGGTGACTACGGTGGTCCATCGGTCTACTACTTCCAGACATTTGACAACGGTCTTGGTAATTTGGTTTACACGATTTTTGACAAGAACACCACTCTTGGTCTAGCAAGCTTCATGGTTCGCTATGGTGCAGCAGCAACAATCCGCCAAGTCCTATTCCAACCCTTCCCGCGTAGTCAGATTGATCTACAGTTTCTAATCCTTCCTACTGTTCCAGTAGCAAGCTATACAAACGGCACAGTCACCCCTTGACATATTCATCTTGTTAGTGTATACTACTAACAGGAGAATAATATGACACAACAAAATGTAATGGTAGACGTCGAATCCGACGGTCCCTGCCCCGGTATGCACAGCATGATTTGTTTCGGCGCTGTGATTGTTGAACCCGGACTTCAGCGTACATTCTACGCACAACTTAAACCTATTTCGGAAATCTATATTCCCGAAGCACTCGCTATTAGTGGATTTAGTCGCGAAGACTGTATGAAGTTTCCTGAGCCACGCGATGCTATGCAGAACTTTGAAGCATGGCTTGAGAAGAATATTCCTGGCAAGCGCCCGATCTTCTGGTCTGATAATAATGGATACGATTTCGCATTCATGAACTATTACTTCTGGCAGCAACTTAATCGTAATCCATTTGGTTGGTCATCATCCAACCTCGGTTCCTTCTACAAGGGATTGAACAAGGATTTGTACAGTACATTCAAGCACCTACGTGAAACAAAGCACACCCACAACCCTGTGGATGATGCAAAGGGCAATGCCGAAGCATTGCTGAAGATGTTTTCTATGTTGAGGACAAAGTGAAGAAGGTACATGTAAAATGGATTGGACCCAATGATCCGATGATTAGAGTTGCCAGAAATGATGCTCGTTTATATCTTACCAAGAGAGAACTTCTTGATTTAAGAAACGAGATCACTGAGTTCCTTAAATACTACCCGGATGATTTTAGTGCCGGGAGAATTGATGATGAAACTCCGCCAGAGGATATTTCGGTTTGGGCAATAGACTATGACAAAAAAGTTACCGGGTAAGACACATTCACATCGTTCAGCACAAAGTATGTTGAAGGAGATTGAAGACTTAAAGATTATGAATGAGAAGTTGAAGTCTCTCATTAAGGATATTTTGGATATGCTGGAGAAGAAGTTATGACTATGCACCTAGAGCGTGGGCTTACCACAACTTCAACAAAGAAGCGTAAGACAAAAGTAACCAAGGCACAACAAGAAGAACTTGAGCGTGGTTGGAGAGAAAGGAATGTGCGGCTGAAACAAATGCATCTTCCTAAAGAAACATTTGAACAGTACCTGGAGTGGGTATATGGCACGGGCAAAAAAACGAAGAGACAAGAGGCTTATGAACCAAAGGCTTCGAAAGCCACTACCACGACGTATCCTGGCCGAAAACAAGAAGTATCCAAGGAAGGGACCGCGCCCGGGAGGCTTACCGGCACTGAAGTTTCCCAACCGGCCCGTATTTGGGTCACTGGACCCTGTGCGTCTAAACCGTCGCCAATCTATACGGGGACCAAGGTGGTAGGAATTTCGCAGATGGCTAAATCAAATGCTGTTCCTGTTTTTAGCTCAGATGAAATACTTGATATTGCAAGAATGCGCCGATAATGTTAGGAATATATTATCTAGATTATTCGGAAGTAACATTCCCGAGGTCTCGTAGAAAAATGATTATCGGATATACTAGATCCGACCTATTACAAAAGATACTAGAGAAAAATATTCCTGATAACTATTTCTGTTGGTTACAGGAATGTAGAACACCGGGTTACCTAGTAGAGGGTAACCTAGAAACAGTAAGGGCATGGATCGATACACACATGCCCGAAACATTTGGAGAACCATGGAAGACTTAGAACTTTTCAGAGACGAGGACTTTGATGACAAACATATTCCCACCAAGTGGGATTACTTTGAGGCAATGGATAGGTCTTCTATTGCATTTGCTCAGCTGGAGGGGCTACTCTATAATCATCCAGGACTAGACAAGGAACAGGCCAAAATGGCTGCACAGGCCTTTGGGTTACTGTTTGAGATATATCAACGGGCCGGTTCTAGGTTCTTTGATCTAACAAGGGGAGAGGATGATAAAGATAGCTCACAGGGGTAACTTCGCTGGCCGCGTCGAGGAACGCGAAAACACAGTTTCTTATATCGAAGAAGCTATTGCATTAGGTTACGACGTTGAGGTTGACGTATGGTTGATTGACAGGCAATGGCACCTTGGGCATGACTTTCCCGGGGAAAAGATTGAACGAGAGTTCCTACAACAACCGATGATTTGGACTCATGCTAAGAATCTAGTTGGTTACGTTAGCCTCTATAACAATCCATTAGTACATACCTTCTGGCACAATAAGGACGATTTTGTATTCACCTCTAAGGGCATTAAATGGTGCAAGACCCATGTCCTAACTTATGATGGTGTTATGGTAATGCCCGAGTTCAATGATTATCATACCGATATATTGAAGAACGGGCATTCACCTTTGGGCGTATGTTCAGACGACTTTAGGAAGTTTGAGCGTTAGCCAGATAGTAATCTAGGTCTTCTGGTGTCCCTACAGACCAGAACTTATTTGCATGACGAGTGTAGATTTTCATCCCTTGCTCAATCGCAATGTTATAGACGGGCGCAATATAGAATTCATTCTTGAATCTTATATTGCGCTTTATCATTTCCTCTGCACACTTTACAAAGTCACTACCTCTGCGCCAGTAGTAATGCCCGGTTGTTGCATGCGTAGATATCTGTATTTTTTCTGCAATTTCTGTGGCAAAACCCTTGGTGTCTACCGCAGCATAGGACCACTTAGGCCCATCAGCCTCAATGAGAACAATACCACCATCTTTGTCCTCAAAGCTCTTCATCACGTCAATGTTTCCCCATTCGATAAGGTTATCGGAATTGACAATAAGTAACGGATCGAAACTGTTGATAATGTTCTTTGCAAATAGAAGTGACCGAGCTGCGCCGTCTGTGACTTCCGTAAGTGTTACAATATTGCAATTTGGAACAATGCTACGAAGTATTCTATAGGCATCGAATTTCTCTAGATGTTCCTGTTGAACGATGAATGTATACTTGGCATCAATGTTTAGATTGTCGACTACATGCTCAATCATTGTTTTACCATTAAACATTATCAACGGCTTAGGAACTTTGTAACCCTGTTCGACAAATCTGGATCCAGCACCAGCCATAGGGATTACTACGTTTAGATTTTTTCTGATATACATTATTCAATCCATTTCTTAAATAGGTCGAGCGTTAGGTCTGCTGGGCTATTTATTTTGATAACCGTAGACAATGAGTTATAGCCAGCAGCAGCACCTTCGTCTGTATCATCAATAAATAATGTATTCTTTCCATCAACATTTAATCTTTTGTAAATCTCAAATAGCATGTCGGGTGCAGGTTTTCTATTTGGTACATCTTCGCACGATACAATGGTATCAAAATACTTTCGAAGATTAGTTATATCTAAGATGTGATTCATATTCATCAACCTGCTATTTGATGCAATGGCTGTTTTGATATTCTTAGAGATTATATACTCAAGACATTCTATAACATTAGTTGGTGCTGTTAAGTTCTTAATCTTATCGTAAAAGATATTGTCCTTCAATGTAAGTATGGTATGACAGGCATCAATATGAAACTGGAAAACAGATTGAATTAACCTAATCTTCTCCGCTGTCGACGCCATGCTGTGCTCAGAAACTTCTGGGCGACCCGTAGTATCTATGCCGGTGACTATTTGAATGGCAGAGATTAGAGAATCCCTATGAATAATATTTGTTGAAACTAATACCCCATCTAGATCAAAAATAATTGCCTTCATAGGTATTTGTTAAAGTATCCATTAATCCATTTTTGTTGTGCAGCCTCAACCACCTCGGACGGCCACACTCTAAGCATAGGCTCTTTACCCCAAAGATCAATTTCGTGAAGTAATCTTAGATCACGCCAATCATGCTGAGTATCTAGAATTTCCATAAAGTTGTCTGTAGGTTTAGCCCAATATCTACAGAAAGTCAGATAACTTAATTCTCCAATATGTTGTATTGGTAAAATATCATTGACATATTTATACCACCATAAATGCCAGTTTGTTTCATTATCATTTGCCCATACGTCAACAGATAATGCATTCATTAATATAGCCATATTTTCAGTGGATGACATAAAAAGAACATCGGGAAGAAGATTCTTGTCTAGTGAAGTAGCCCAGGCAAAACCAATAGAGTTGTTAAATCTTTCTAAATTAATTAACTCTGGAGTCGGTATAGGTGTGAAGAAAATATCTGGCCGCATAATAATGATATAATCATATTCTATTCCGCTACTTATAATTAGTTCAAATCCGGCCTTCCATCGATTAATCATCTTAGAGTTATATTTAACCTCCTTAAAAGATTCATGAAAGTCAATTCTTATAGTTGCCGCTCGGCCCAAGTCTGTGATAATCTTCTCCGCAGAGACATGTTCGGTTCTACTAAAATTTATTTTTGGAGATAGGTATTCCGTTTTATCCCACGTACTAAAATAAATGTCAATCCCTGGGCTATCAAGGAAAGGCATAGTTTTTCGAGTGACATCAAATTTACGATATTCTCCACTTAATAGAATTGCAATTCTCTTCATTAGAGTCTAATACTCCAAACACAACTATTCTTATGCAGAATCATTTTTTTGTTTAGCATTTTTTCTAACCTGGCCACATTCTCTACAACATCCGGATAATGAATGATTGGACTGTTAAATTCATTGTAGTAATCATGCCCACAAATAATTCCGTGAGGCTTGATTTTAGGCAACCAAAATTCAATACAATTCCAGTCGTCGGGATTTGTATGAGCAGCATCAATGAATACCATATCAACAGGTTCCTCCCAGGCCGGTATAACTTTTTCAATCATCGACAAATGTATTGGTGTTATATTCGAACAGTCCTTTGTGAATGACTTAAACACATCTATTGAATTCGGCCTCTCAATGTCGTCATCGGTTTTAACTATCCATCCCGACCAATAATCTAAACAATAAATTTTCGATGTCGGTGATGATACAGAGAGGCAATAAGATGACTTACCATGCATCGATCCTAATTCTATAATAGTCCCATTTGTTACAGTCCGTGCTAGTGCGGCCAGACCCCTCATATCATTTTCAGTGAACCATCCGGGTATATTTAAATTGTGTTTAATCTGTTCTGGTGTCACATCTGTTCCTTGATTGTAATATAAAAATCAAACAACTCCGGGAATGTTTCTAGGAAATCTGTCCCACGACGTTTATCATGTTCATCAACAAATCTAACAAAATCTTTTTGTTCCTCAGTAACTTCAGTTGGATCTTCTCTATCAACAAGCATCTGATAAATTCTTGTGAACTTATCTGCTTCCCATTCAAAGAAACCTTGATGCGGATTTTCTGGGCCTTGCAAATTTGCGTACATAAATTCGGCCTGAGCCTTCATTCCCTCTATTAGATTTTTCGGAAGTATGAATACTGCCTGATGAGCTGGCCAACGAAGATATGGAGTATCTAATATAAGTGCCGAGTATGGCATACCTTTCTTATAAAACTCCTTCTTAATTGCTAGTACGTCAATGAGAAACCTATCATATTGAAACACACTTAGAGCATTATAGGTACTCATAATAGTGAATGTACAATTCGGCACTTCTGTTAGTACACGTCGAATATTGGACAACCATTTATCGTAATCTAACCCGTTTCTAATATATTCTGCTTGCTTGCCATATGTGTCGGCACTGGTAAAGATCTTGAACTGTTTTACCTTATTCTCAGTACATACTATCTTAATCTTCTCGATAAACTTATCTAATAGTACATCGGGAACACACATATTACTGTTAATAGACAGATGCAGATTTGGGTGCGGAGTCTCAATAACATAATCTAGAATCTTCAATGTATCCTTAGTCATTAATGGTTCACCACCAGTAATTCTGAAATGGTCAAGTTGCTGAGATACTGTTGGCCACCATTTCCAGAATGCGTCAACATAGGGATTTTCATCCTTGTGTGGGATAGGCATTGCATCCTGCTGTTTTAGCCATTGAATGTTTCCAAAGTTTGTCGAGGTTGGATAAGGTCCAAATCTTTCAATTTCTTCCATCCACTTACTGCTTACTTGAGGAGAACAATAACTGCATTTGAAATTACAAACACTACTAAAGGACACCTCTACATACGATGGTACTACGTCAGCATCCCACGGCATATCTTTGATTAAATCGATATGCGGAGTAGCCCAGGGTTCTGCTGATTTATATGATCGATCGCTGATGGAACCTGTATCTTCTACCCTCCAACAATAATCACATTCATCTGGTCGTATACCATTAAGCATCTTTTGACGCTGAAGCTTTTTGAAATGCGTATTGTGCAATGCACTTGGATTATTCTTTAATTCAAGCAATGGTACTTTATGTGGCCTAGGGTGGTGACAACTATGAGTATGCCCAGTCTGAAGGTGCATAGTTACCTGCTGCCATTTCGCAGCACAGAAGGACGGACTAATAGCATTAAGCTTATCTCTAATGAATATAATCTTTTCGCTCATGTTGTCCCTATAACCATATATCGTGTGTACATGGGCATTGTTAATTTACCCTTGTACAGAATTTTAGATAGACCAGATTGCTGATCTAATTCCTCTTCGCTGTCAACACAGTTAACGTGACCATTGCCTTCTCTGTAATTATTTGATTGAAGGATAACTGTTCTGCCTCGGGGAATAATATTTACCCACTCTCTTAAGTCGAGAATGTGTTCGCAACTTGTGTTGATAATGATGTCTTCGGTGTAATGATATTCGTACATATCAGCAGTGATATATCGCATTGCGGTATTATCATAGATTAAGTTATGGACAAACTTTTCGCATCGTGGATCAATGTCAATCATGTTGATTCTGACACTTGGCAGGCGATACTTAATCATCATGCCGAGCGTACCATACCACGCGCCGGCAATTGCAAAACTCTTATTTTGGTGAATAGCATCTATTTTGACGAGCTCCCTTATAAGCCATTCCTTACTCCTAATCTGCCCGGAGCTAAACATGTCTCTAAATTCATTATAGCGAGGTGCATACTCCTCTGGTGTGGAGTACAGTGCATCTGTATACTGTATCATGAATTGAGAATTAATCACTTGTTTGTTTTCCTTAGTTCATTCAGTTCGGCTTCTGTGAACAGCTTATTCATACGTGGAACATTAACGTATGCAGCCTTATAGAATCTACTTTGAGTTTCATCAAGCTCGGCAACTTCTACCCCTAATCCTTTTCTTAGCTTAACTCCGAGATCCTTAACGTCAGCCCAGAGTTCTTCTTTGTTCCATGTAAAGTTTGTCTTGTAACATTTCTCAATATCACGTGCATCGGGCATTGCAACAAATTTCACTTTAACTTTGTCATCAAACATTCGATTTAGATAATCAAAGTCACGAACATTAACATAATCCCAGTCCGTTAAATTGGTCTTGTAGCATCCTAGTCGTGCTCCGTACATAGCCCACAACCCATTTTCCACGTCAGCACCTACACTACACCAAGTAATAAGCCTCTTATAGTTTCCCCACCAAATACTCTTCTTGAAATTATCTGGATCTACCTTGCCACCCTGACTTAGACCCATCTTAACACCCTCTCGAAAACCTGCACGGAAAGCTTGTCGAGGACTACCATTTGGAAAGGTAACACTATATTGGTTGGTCATTTGAACGTAACTATCTTCCCAGCAGAAATCAACTTGGTTGCGTTCGTCACCGGTATCGGCATTCTCATGAGTACGCATGTTGAGTACATATTCCTTTGGCCAGCACTTAAGGCCACCATTACCGTATTCCAATCCGTTAATATGGTTTGACGCTGCCCAGCTTACTGCCTTACCTTGCAATTTTGGATGTTCAAAATCAAGTTCTAAATCAAAGAAACTAGGATCAATAATATTATCAGCATCAATGGAAATAAATCTGTCAGTTGCTGATAACTCGGCTGCTGCTTTGTGCGCTGCATCGGATCCCTTAACGCCATGAACACGCTGGGCCCACGGAACCTTAGCCTGTAGGTCGTGCCAATGCTCTTCACAGTTATCCTCATCGTAACTGATAAAGATAACATCGAGTTCGTTAAGAAGTTTGAACGCCATTAAATCTTTTCCTTATATCCGTATCCACTAATGATTTTCTTAGTGTATGCGCTTGTGTTCTCGCATTCGCCTGTATAGTTAAAATACATCAAGCCCTTATGAAATAGATCATTAGGTGAAAAGGTAACACTAAAAAGAAGATGATACGGATCGTGCTTCTTAGTAATATGCACTGATGTTTTTCCTAATTTTAGGAATTCGTCAACATCATCTTTTTGCTCGCCTGTACCGTAAGCATATATGTCTTTGAACTCCGGCGCGATCTCTACCAAAATTGTTTTACTGGATTTCTGATTGACAATAGAGATAATTGTTTCGCCTGAACGTGGAGGACCAATTTCAGTTAGATAGTTATCAAGCGTTCTGACGTAATCAACTTCAACAATCTTTTTTGTTATTGTAAATTTCTCACCCGACAGTGTTCTCTGTTTCTTAACCGAGTAATCCGATGGATTTCGTTTACCGGAGATAAACATTTCAACATCCGATAATCTCATCGTTGCAACTGAGCACGACTTATCGATAAAATCATTTAGGGATGGTGCAATAGCTTTGATGTCTCCATTTTCGTCGTAGAACACATACATCATTAGAAGTACATTCATAGACCTAACCTCACTTCTAACTTGCGAAGGATATCGTCCGTAAGCCATTCTTTAACTTGATAGTGGAATGGTAGATACTGTTCGTAGTTGCCAATCTTAAACTTGCATTCATCGTTGAAGTATGTAGGAATACTCTTTGTCCAAATTTCGTCGATGAGTTTCTTGTCAACGTTCTGTACATGTGATTTCATATGTACAAAGGTGGGAATAGAATCAATATCAAAGCATTCGTCTTCCATGCCTAGGATTTTAATAGCAAGTGCATATGCAACATCGCCCGACAAGTTCTTTGGGCGTGTCTCATCCATAAACTCATAGAAGAATCTTTCCCAGTTCTCAAAGATAATCTGGGTCATCTTAAATACTTCAAGTGCAATGTCTGTCTTCTTGAAATACATAAAGGCAGTATAGGCATTTGGTAATTGATTGGAGGCAAAGGATGGTCGGTAGTCTTGGGCTGTAATAATTTCACCCTTAAAGGTTCTGGGCTTATCTGTAATCCAGATATCCTTCTGTGCTAATGTGTCCCACCAGTAACTAATGTCTGTTGGAAAGATCATATCTGCATCTAGTACAACAGTCTCATCAAACGGAGTCATGTAATAATACTTCCATTTGTTTTCGATCTTCCAACGAGATGTTTGCGCCTGATCGTTCCACGGAATAGGAATAACATGGTCGATGACTGTTCTATATTTTTCAGGAACTTCATCATTGGTAGCAATGGCTACTTGGTTAACTGTGCTCTGTGTTCCCTTGATACTTAGAGCAAGGGCGTAGGCAAGTTTGACGTAATCGTCCTTCTTTGTATTCTGCGCGAGAATTAAATAGCCTTTGCTCATTTTCTGTATAGGGAAATTAGTTTGTCAGAATGACGATTGATTGCCCATTTATTCATAATATGGACATCTTGTTTCTTGAGGCGTGTTAGGATATAGTTTCCCTTCGCCTTATCTTTTTCAACGTAAAGAATAATATCGTCAACTCCCGGAACGGAATGAATATCATTTACGTCCCACGACATGAGCATGCCATTAATGGGCAACTCTTTAATGACAGATTCAAAGTCGTTGAATCCATTGAGCATATGAATGGCAATGCTTACCGCATGATCATTTCTAAACATGCCGTTAGAGAAATAATACAGATCCCTATAATAGGCATAGTTTTCTTGGATGTGTCTCATCAGGGAAAACAAATGTTCAGCCATAGATGATTTTCTAAAATAGATTACTGTTGCCCAATATAGCTTGATACCCATGTCGTCAATATTCTTACTATACGGTGCAACTTGGTCAACGGGAGAATAAATTCTATGGTTGACCATTACATCGTGTATACTATCCCAGCAGGCGCTTAATGCTGAACTCATAATCAAATAATCAACATCAATAAACAATGTTTCTTCGTAGGGTGATAGTTCGTATGCAGCCCAGTGGTTAGCATTATAGAATTGCAATGTTTGTGTATTGTAAGAGGTATCTCCGAAATGTCTTTTATTGTTAAAAGAATAATCTCTATCTACAACAACAATATTATCAAAGCATTCGTCAACAAGATCACCTAGGGCTTTTCTACCCCAGTCGACGGTACCCGAATCAGTGACCAGTGTTACCGGTACCTTCAGGTTTTTCTTAACCATTAACGCATTAGCGCACGCAATCTTAAAATAATCAATCTCAGTATTGTTGTGAGCATACATTAGAACTCCACGACTCATTCATCATCCTTTATGTCTAGGATTGATTTTACATTACGTGCTTTTCTAACTTGTTGATATTCTTGCAAGTAATCATTTGCAACTTCAAAATATCTTGCTGTGACTTCTGTTAGGAAGTCGGGAACGCTTGCAATTTGCACAGGAACATTGTTCCTGTCAAACAATGTTGCTTGTGACATGCCAGTTCTATTTAGATAATCAAGGAAGCAAATTAGTTCTTGCGTAACTTGAAAGCTTCCCCCATTCTTTGCAAGGATAAGCAGACCCTCGGTCTTTGCTTTCATCCTGTGTAATTGGGTGTTTAGAGTTTGCCTGTAGTTTGCAAACTCAAGAGCCTTAGTTAACCTTTCATCCATAGAAAAACCTCCGTTACGCTATTTATCTACAGCTTTAACGGAGGTTTTTAGTTATGAACTTTTACGTTGCTAGGTATCCGTTATTGATGATTGTAACGGTTCCCGGGTAAACAATTGCGCCGGATGACTTAAGATTGTCAACACGGAATGTTGTTGTTGATGTCTTTACATCTGGAGTTGGATCGGCATCAGTCATGATAACTCGGAAATCAACAAGTCCGTTTGTTCCAGCCGCTGCATTGAGTTTTGCCTGAAGTGTGATAGAACTATTTACATAGTAATATCCACTACCAAATGTCTTAAAGTAAACATTCTGGTATGATGTTGTCAATCCATAGAAACCAATACCGGTACCGCCCGAACCAGAGTTAGGACTGGTTGATGCATACAAGAAAGATAGCGGACTCATTGTAGCAAACATAGAAATCCATTGTGCATCTTCGGGTGTTGTATTCGGAGTATAGGTTCCGTTTAGTCTTAGACTACCACCGGAGTTGAAGAAATACCTAGCATTGTTCCAGCTGCCGAAATCGGCCTGATAGTGCCAAGTTAATGTATTTGTCCAGTTCGGTACGCTCTGCGGATAAGATGTTCCAGCAGTTAGAAAACTCTGACCCGGGGCCAATGCAAATCGGTTTGTTCTTAGAACTGAAACAATTGATGCAAGCGTTGATGGAGTATTATACGCAGTAATAGAATTACCTGCAACAGGATTTGGTCCTGGAACAGGAGGGCTTACCGGAGTACCTTGGTGTGTACCGCAGTTTCTCATGGAGTTGTACAATGCAGCCCATTCGGATGCCAGAACTGAATTACCGGCAACAACCGATGTTAATGCCGGCGTCTGCCCGTATCCATATGCTGCGGTGGGTAAAGTTGTTGCGCCCGGATACAGGTCTGCAAATACTTCGTTCATGCTGGCAGCTAACGTCGAAAACGTATTGTAATCTGTTGCCTGAACATTTCCGCCGGTGATGTAAGTCATCTGTTATCCCCTTTGCAGATTAGCTGTATACTGCTGGGAATACTTGTTGCCACGCACCATTAGCCCAGATATTGATTCTGGTAGGACCTGTTAGAACTTGAATGTCTCCATCGCCTGGAGAGACAGGATTCAGTACAGGAATCTTTCTCCAGTTAGTTGCCAAATTATCTGCACCCGAAATGCCCGGTGTAACTCTAACGTACAAGGTCGACAGTGTCTTGTCGTACCAAAGTTGGCCTTGTAGTGCCTTTGCACCAACTGGCTGAGTACCAGTTGCACTTGAGAAGTTTTCTGTTAGTTGCAGGAAGGATTGAGCCACAGCAGCACCGTAGTCAATCGCATTTCTGCCAATAAGCTGAATACCCATGCCCAGGCCGGTGCTACCACCAGTTGGATTGTAGAAGTCTGTATCAATTGCGTTATCTGCAACTGAGACTGACGTTCCGTCTGCTTTATGAATTAAGTATGCCATGTGAGCTAAATTCCTTAGTTTTTGTTATTTATCAAGATACGCCCATTTGAATACGGAGAGTATAGATGATCTCAAGAGATCTGTTCGCTGATTTCTGGACAGGGTGAAAAATAACGTGTGTGAGCATTAACTTTGACTTTGCTCCTGGTGAATTTGAAAAGTTCGGAGTTTGTATGATAAAGTTATCAACATCTGTAATTGTTTGAGTGAAACCACCACTAAACAAATTATCAGATCCTGCAAATAAACCAATCTCGTTGAATACCAATGTATTGGGATCAAATGCTGTTGCCGTACCATCGTTTGTTGTAATACTTGTTCCGACAAAATTTGAATTGTCAAGTACAAGCTGAGTTACATTTGAGGATGATGTAATTCCGACTGGCGGTTCTGTGTAACCAATTGTCACATCGACAATAATGTCTTCGTAATTAGTTGCATAGTTTTCAGATGGAATATAAGCACGAGATAGCGGATCATAACTTGGAGTATCAGTAGCATCATTAGAAAGTTTCTTAACGTACACTGTGTTATATAAGTTGGCGGTTGGATTCTTAATCAAGCTGCCAGCGCCGCCCAAGGATGGCTTATATGAAATGGTACCTGTTGGTCCAACGTATGCACCACCGTTACCGAACGCCATGTAATACAAGAAGCTATCTGCATTGCCGATTAGTGCGTGTGCAAGGGCAACAGACATATTACCGTATAGAACATCATTATGAGTATCAACTAATACTTCACCTGTGTCCTTATCGATAATCTTTACGAAGCCCTGTATAGAGCCACGGATTAAGTCTTTCAACATCTTATCCCCTCTTGTTCACTAGCACTTCGCCAGTATCTTTATCTTTTATAAGCAAGTGGCATTGAACCTCCATTCTTGCTACATCAACAAAGCTAGGCTCTTTTGGAGGCTCGAGCTTTTTGTCTTCATTTTCTTTATTTATCACAATAATTATCTACCTATATTATTTAGGGAATACTCTTACCTTCTTTAGACTTTAGGAAGTTAGCTTCAGGGGTGTATGAATACCATAAACCACCAACTGGAACATTTGTAACGCTTGTGTACACGCTAGGTGCCTGAATTGTTGACAAATCAGGAATTCCTGGCAATGTATCGACGTTCCAAACTTCTTCATTTGGGAGTCCTGGAATGTAATTAAATTTCTCTATCCATACCTTATTTGGAACATAAACAGGTGGATCAACAAGAATTGTTTGACCACCTGGGCCTGTATTTACTTCATCAACCTCTGGTACCAGCGCCAAATGTTCTGCAGGTGCTGTGCCCATTGTTCCGCGACGAACAAGTCTCAATTCCCATGTGTTGATAGCAATAATTTGTTTGTCTTTGTATTCAATTCTTTCACCATTAATCCAAATAACACCAGGTAGTTCGCCCGGGTTAGGAAGAATATCGGCTGCTGCGGTAACTGTGATTACATCAATGTTATCCTGAAGCAATGATGGTGCAGGCAAGTCAATTGCAAGGTCGCCGGCATACTCAAATGCATTTCTGGTAAAGTTAGCACCATCATATGCGTTTGTATTTTCTCTAGAGCTGATTGTGTTAGGGAACAATTCCAATACAAGAGTTGCATCCCATGGGACTGAATCATCACCACCGGCATCAATTAGGATCTGTGCAACAGGATCAGGAACAGTATCCCACACATCTCCGTATAATACATACGGTGTTGGAATACCTGTTGAAATGTCCACAGGCAGCTTAGTATCAACGTTGATAACTAGATCATCTGTTGCTGTACCAGCAGCGAGTTCATTCCTGTATCCATTGATAAAGGAGTTCTGAATTGGACCGCCGTCGAGCCACACAAAGACTGCCAATATTGTGTAGATACCGGGATCATTAAAGAAGTAGATAGTATAGTTTTCATCTATCTCGTTATATTCAACATAGTAATCTTGTCCGTAATACAATGTATCACTGTCAGCCTTAACTGCCACAATATTGTATGGTGTAATAAACGTTTGTGGATTATCAAGGTTAATACTGTTGAAATCAAATGTGTACGGGAACAACTGCGAATAACCAACCTTAGTTGCATCGAAGAAAGTCAATGGTACTTGAATTGTATTTTCATCAAATCCTGGCCACGGACTAAATCCCGGATTGTAAGTTGGTGTTACAGCATTGCGAGAGATATATTGATTAATGATTAATGAAATATTTGTAATATCCCACGGCATAGTAATATCAAGCGAGGCACCGACCAGTGGTACTAGGACAGGTGGATTAACCAAAGGAATTGTAGCAACGGTAAATGTTGTTAGACTGTTAACTGCCACAATGAACGTCATTGAGTCTAAGATTCCAATACCGCCTGTAACTGCAACTCTCATACCAGCATACAGACCTGTGGTGTCTGAAATGGTAATAACATTTCCGGATGACGATGCTCCGACAAATTGTGCTAAGAAGTCCCAAGGAATGCTGTACGGACCCTGATGGAAGTCCCAGCCAATCATTGGATCGAAGGCCGGCGAATTTGCATAAGGATCAATATCTTCAGCACCACTTGGACCAAATTGCAATTTGATAACCCATTTGAAGAAATCAGACGCTGTACCCGGTGCGATATCGGTTGTGTAATATGTGCTTGAGTAATCACGGATCTGTGTGTGATATGGTTTCACATCTGTGATGTAATCGATAATATTTCCGATCTGGTCGGGAATAAACAACTGATCTTGTGTCAATGGTAAATTATCTTCCTTGATGAAGATGTACGATGATTTGAAGACCCAATTTGGATTCTTCTGTTCACTTACAACATAATTCAGCAACGAGAAGAACAATTCATTTTGATCAACAACGTATGCATCAATCATGACTTGGGTTCTAAATGCATTCAACAATTCTCTTAGTTCAACTGACAATCCGTATTTGTTACGTGAAGTAAAGATTGTGTCGAGTAACTTGATTGCACTATTTTCGATTGCAACTTCGTTCAAACTTAGTGTTGGAACGTTTGGATTCAATTGTACCACAGCGTATAGAACATAACGGCCATCAATGGTTCCATCTACAACTTGTAGAATTGTTCCCTTGGTCAATTGTCCTGCAACTAGGGCAATGTTGGCATCTGCTAGGGTTTGATAGACAACTGTTGGTACAGCATCTTCGTATCCTAATTCATACCAATTTGTGTATGTCCAATAATCATCTGTTGCTACATCAGCATTCCAGCTTGGATTGTTATCCCTAATAGGAATATGCTTTAGCAATTCATTGCCTGCTTGTACAAAGATTTTTCTTGCTGAGTAAAGCTTAACAAACATGCCCTGGCGTGGGCGATATGTAATACCGTACTTCTCGGACTCACTAAGTGTTGGGTCAGGTACAGGTAAAATTTCGCCGTATTCTGGTGAAGTAAGCGGTGTAGCATCATCCCACGGTGCAACGTCCCAGCCATAGATGTCCCATGGCAAGAAGTTAGCCACAACGATGCCATCACTGAATTCTCCAGTGACCGGAAGTACCTTTGTATATCCGCACAAGCTATCAACCATCTTGTTCCAGAACTGATCCGTAACTAGGGAGTTAGGGTCACCTTCTCGGAAGAATGCCCATTGTGCGTGCTCTTGGTCATCGCGTTCCGAGATTCTATATTGTACCTGAATGTTGTCGCCTTGGTATGCAAGAATTTCTTGCACGTTATAGAACATGTAAGAATTGTTGGTAGCAGTCTGTTGAACTGGGCTAAAGAATGCAAATCCTTGTCTCTTAGGACTTTGCAGTAATCTCCCAACCTCAAGGGCAGGCAATGTTCTATTTTCAACATTTGGCAAATCTGTAGCACCAAGTACCCAGAAATAATATTTGATTTCAGTTACACTTGTGAACCTATTTGAAGTTTCAAGCTGAACATATGATGTGACATCTCTAGGTACGCCGGTGCCTGTATATTGTTCCGGCGGAACATCACTCTGTACCCATTCGTAGATATCAATAGTCGAACCCGGGAAGATTTGCGCCCAGCGGTCACGCCTGTAAACTAAGTTATCAACTTCCGTTTCGCTGCCATCAAGGGCAATAGGTTGTTCGTAATAAACAAATCTTGTGCTTGATAGATCCCACCATAGTTGTCCAACCTGGGCTACACCGAATGTAATATTTTCACTAAACAATCTTGTATCACCGGAGACATTGTATCTTGCTGGATCCTGTAAAGATAGATATTTCAGATTCTGTTTTGCAGGTCCCGGTAGAATGAACTTGAATGGATCATAGATTGGCAACTGAACTAATTCAGTTCCAGCAGTGTTGAACACACTAGCACTTTCAAATAGGTGCGTGTTGATTAATGGCTCTTGTACTCTAAACGGATTCAAATATAATGGTCCGGTAACGTCCCAACCATAATTTGGACTCCAGAAATCAATAATCTCTGGATCCCATATTGCAATGTCCCAGAAACCAGGATCAGCCTGAATATTAAATACTGTCCATTTTTCATCAACATCGTCGATCCAGATGTTATCACCAATGCCAACATATGTTGGTAGATATGGTTCAGCAGGAACATTGTGCCAACGCATTATCTTGAACAGAAGTAATGTATTAAGATCTTCATAGTTGGCCATATCTGTAGCAGCAATTGGATTGCCATCAACAGTGACTAATGAGTATGCATTATAATTAACCAAGTCGGTTGGGTTTAGATATAGACCGGGAACAGCATAATCTTCTGTTGAGTATGGAATAAATCCCACAGTTTGATTATTATCGCCAATAATAACATTATCTGTTACTTGTTGTAGAACAAGAAGATTTCCGAAATCATTTCGGTTACTACCAATTGCCTCAGTCCATAATTGCGGAACAATTGTTACATTATCAGCCGGTACCAATGAATAGTTTGTTAATAGGAGCAGATTGCCAGCTTCATCAGTAACTACTTTCCATGTTAATGGATCCATAGGTGCCGGCATGATATTCATTAACTTATAAACACACCAATCTTCGGTGAATGTTTTAGCGACCCAGATTGTGTCAAACATACCTGGATTAAGGGCAACAGATCCCCATAATGCTATTGTCTGAGTAACATCAAACACGCTGAAATCGACATCGTTGAAATTTACATAACCGGCATTAGGAATTGGATAATCTATAATGTTTGTTAATGGGAATTCGAGTGCAACAGACGGGTCCGTAGGACGAACTACCCACACATCTGTTTCATCAATGTCAATGTTGACAATGTTGTCGAGTGTAGGATCACTAATGATTTCACCCTGCCATACACTGTAAAGCTTGTCAAGGTTATGCGGTTCGGCACCAGAGTCAATGCTTACAAGAGGTGCCTCTAGGTAACCGATGCCCGGGTCTGTAATGTCAACACGTGAAATTCTATTTGTTGAATCTAGTACAACATAGGCACGGCAAATTCTCGTTGCGAGAACCACAGTCCAGTTAGCAGCAATAAATGCAGTTGATGATTGTGTCCAGCCAATTGGAGTAACACCAATTGTAATTGGTGGTTGTGTTGTTTGTACCCATGTAGTATCAGTACCCAACAACCCCTCTTGTACAAAAGCAGTCAGCCCAGTAAGTTCAAGACTTGTATCAGCATATAGAGAGCGTGTCCAGGCACCTGCACGAACAACATAAATGCCATTCTGTGATTGTGTTGTTTGATTCTTAACAAGAACGCGATCACCCACAACAACTGCAACACCGTCGATAACCTGTGGGCCAGCCAGAACAATGTTTGCTGTAGTTGCTGCACGAACAGTTATCTGAAGTACATTGCTAGAATAGTAAACTGGATTTCCAAATTGATCTGGATACTTTACAACGTTTCCAACTTGGTAAGTTAGTTCTGAAGAGAAGTCCGACCATGCAACATCTGGTTCAGCATCCGGTAACGGGAATACCAATTTCGGAATGTTGATGTAAGTATTTTCAGCATTTAGAATATTAATTTGCCTTACAAAACCAATCGTTGATGGGACAAAATTCAAACGTGCAACAATAACTTCGCCAGTGTTCTGTTCCGGAATCAATCTAAACTCAGTCGATACCTGTTCAATTGTATTACCGAAGTCGCCGAGCTTAAGAGCCCATTCTTCGTATACCTTAATGATTTCGTTGCTCTGTACCTTGGTAGATCTGAACAACTTTTCAAAGGCTTGCTTTGTACCCTTCTGACGAATTGCACCTTGATAGAATAGATACTGAACATCATTGGAGACAGATAGGTTGTCGAGGTAACCCTTGCTCTCGTAACCAATTAGGTGACGACCAAGATCTTCAAGGCTCGGGTTATCAATGGTTACGTTAGGATCGTAGAAGTAACGCATGGACTCAACGATTGTGTCGTAGTTAGGAACAAGTTGATCATCGATAATCAAATATCCCGGAGCTTCCATCTTACCGTACCAGCCGTTGCTGCGGAATCCATTGAAGCGAAGACGTTGCTGTCTTGCACGCAGAAGTGGATCGTAAAGCACGTCGCTGAAATTTGTAACATTATCGAAGATCAGAATGTGTTCAGTTTCAGCTGCATTAATCTGGATAAAGAAAATACCACCTGTTGATAGATCTGTAGGAGCAACGGAAATCATTGGTCCTTCTCTATCCGTAGATGTATTGTTTGGAGCAATTGCTACTCCAAACTTATCTAGAATACTGTATACGCCATTGGAGAGTGATTCCACATCGTTCGGGTAACCACGCTTCACAATTAGTGTCGCTGTGTTGGCAAGTGGGCTCAACTGAATGGATGCATCAGGTGCCCAGTTTGTATTCAGCCAGAACAAAAACTGTTTAGCAGAAGACAGCCAGTCATTTAGAATATTTGTATCTTGATTTACTTCAGTGAACTGCCATCCTTGCTTTTCAAGGTAGGCGCCCCATCCGATCATAAGATCGAAAACTTCTTGTGCATTCTTAAGGATAGAACCGTAAGGATATTTTGTAGTTGTTTCTAACGAAATTGGTTTGTAGGTAACAGTTATGCCACCCTCTGTTGGCAAGCCTTTAAGCTTCTGCCAGTCTGTAGCGATAAATTTAGAAACAGTTTGGGTTGCTAGACTTTCGTAGTATACACCGTTGTATCTAACAATTTCTCCCTGGTTGTAAGTTGCGCCAACTTCGAAGTATCTAAACTCTGCGGGTGTGCCGCCAACAGAAACTTCAACAGTCTTTTCATTTGCTCTGTCTAGAGTGATGAATTCCGCATTGAACAAATCGTAACCGTAGACAACAAATGTACCATCGGCTAGTGCTCGAACAATAACACCGCTGTATGAATAGGTATCGACAACCGGGCTCTTATGTAGGAATACATCAAAGTTTGTTGACGGAATGATTAGGGTGTTGGTATTTGCACCAGGTGATACTGATGAAATATAAGTGTTGGTTGTGTCCTTGTTAATGAAACCCGCAACCTTGTTTGCAAGATTGACATCAAGTGTTCTGATTTTCTGTCCAAAGGTGTCGGCAATATTTTTTCCTAGGAAAAGAATTCTATCACTGATCCAGCACTGATATCCAAATCTAACTTCGGTTACACTATCAACAATTTCGGCGTGAACATACTGATCCTTATTCTTTGGGCGGAACCATGCAAAGAACGGATCATCAAATGCGAATATATCATTCTGTACATATTGCCAATTCTTGTTTGACATTACTGGGGTTGCAGATGCAGGTACAGTAATCATGCCAGGAGACAATTCGGTTCCTAGTGTGTCCCACAGAAGTTCACCAAATGGGCCTGGACGCATTAAATATAGGAATTCCTGTGCGCTGTATGCGTATGCAGAAGTAGACATCCAAGCTTGCTCAACTGGGGAACCATCGCCATACACCCACGCATCATCGAAATGATCAAATGGTGCGTAAGGATTTCCACTGTAGGCTAGACCAAACAGTGTAATGATAGGAATAATTTCGCCGGCGCCATCAACGGGAATCAATGAAGATAATCCCGGACGTACCCACATTTCCTGTGGTTGAACAATCTGGGTATCTGGGTTGTAAATTGCACACGGACCCTGACGGATAATACCAGCCTCGAGATCGGTATACATGATGTGTAAGCCAGCAGAAGTTGAAGTCCACACTTCTTGGCCTGCAAGGTTTAGGACTGGAGGACCATACTCTGTCTCCCACCATTCTGGCTTTGTACTGAATCCCAACATTTCCCATGGGCGTGTATCTGGGTAATAGGTATCATAGTAATATTGGAAAATGCCTTTCCAGTTACCAGGCAAGTCAGTTTGACCACCTGTCGGAGTTACTGCGAGACGATAGTTATAAAGTTTCCACAACTGGTTAAGCGGAGTTGTCAGACTGGCAGTTGGCCAATCATTGACTCTGTAATTTGCTCTGTTCTTGGCAGACCACTTGTTTAGATATGACTCTGTAATCTCTAGATACTCATCACGTGAGTAACGAGTTTGTCTAAAGTATCCAGTCTTTACAGATTCAATACGTAGAGGAATATAGTATTCGTTACGATACTTTGTCTGCAAGAAGTTATAGATTCTTGTTTCAAGATCTAGAAGTAATTGATCTCTGTAATCACCGTAAGAAATTGTCTTTGAACCATCGTGCCCAATAACAACGTCAGTAGGAATTGCATATGTTGCGTCTAGTTCAATTCTAGGAATATATGCACCCCACGCACCAACCTTTGTTGGTGTTGATGGAATATAGGTTGGCAACGGGTTCTTGTATAGGTAGACAAGAATATCTTTAACACCCACACCTAGGTTCAGCTGAATATCGATTGCAAGGTTTGTATTAACAATTTCGTAATCAACGCCAACAGTTAGAATTCGTTCTGTTGTTGGATTTGTAACGTCGTAGAGGTATACAACATTTCGCGGATCTGTAAGGTCGACGTAGTTTGCAAGAGTAATTAATGTGTTACCCGGAACATTAAATGTTTCTGATGCAAATGGTGTTCCTTGTGCTGCCATGAAGGAATACGCAAATGCATTTGAGAATTCCTTAGAGACATTGAGGATACGTAGGATTTCTCCAACCCATGCTGCAATGTCAACAGTGCCAGTGAATACCTGTACAGGATCAAATCCTTGGTTGATTAATTGTAGAGCAGTTGTTAGGAACTTGTTCTTAAACTTCGTGTACTCATCGGAACTAAAGCGGACACCTTTGATAAAATCTAGATCGTCGGAAGACGATACAAGCATTGATTTTAGTGCAGGAGCAAGGTTTTGTAGAATATATAAACCGACAGATCTATTCTTTAGGGAATCCCTGTAGTTGTTAATACCACCAAAGGATGATCCAGTAAAGCCTACTTGGTTTTCAATGATGGAGGCAAAGTGTTGAATTAGATTACTTGCACTAATTTCAGAAACTTCAAGTTGTGTTGGGTTAGCCTCAAGCTGTTGAGGAATCTCAAAGTATCCCGGATAAGCCGGATCTAGCAATCCTCTTGTATATGTTTGTGCCTCAACAACTGGTGGAATTGTTTGAGTTGTGGTTAACAAATTAGTTAGGTAAGCGGTAAGATCAATATAGATTCTGTTGTTTAGTTCGAAGAACTCAAACCCGCCAATTTCGTTTTTAATTTCAGTACCGTTGACATTGACGCTAATATCAGCATCAGTTTGAATTGCACCTCCACCGAGAATATAACCGTATGGTGTGACGCTTAGTCTAAAATTGAATTCGGACCCATAGCCAACAACATACTTGTCAATAACTCTTTGCTTGCTATAATTTGGGCATGCACCGGCAGCAATAGCATCTTCGCCGAAGATAACCACATCACTGTTTAGGATTAGGCCGGTATTGAACGTGATTTGATTTGGGCCGGTTACTGTGAAGTTCTTTGTCGCACCCTCAAGTTGGTAGACGCCGTTAACAAATACTTGTAGGTATGAGTTTTCAGTTGTGCCTGCAAGTACAGGGAAGAGAGTAGTGAAGACTGTCTGGCTAGAAGTTGCAACAAGGCTTGCATAGCTAGGAGGAGTTGTAACCGTCGAATATCCGACAATAACTACATCGCTGTTTAGAGCCAGGCCAGTATTGAATGTAATCTGATTTGCACCAGTAACTGTGAAGTTCTTTGTAAGTCCTTCGACTTGGAATACACCGTTAACATACACCTGAATCTGTGTAGCTACTGTGGGAATCGCAGTGTTGAAAACTGTCTGGGCAGCTAAGGATACAAATTCTTCATAGTCAGGAATATCTGTAACAGCAGAATAATCATAGATAACCACATCGCTGCTTAATGGAACACCGACGTTAAAGGTAATCTGGCTTGCACCAGTTACTTGATAATTCTTAGTTACACCCTCTTGTTGGTAGACACCATTTACAAATACCTGTAGGTATGTCTTACCAGCAGCATTTGCAACTGTAGGAATGTTAGTGTTAAAAACTGTCTGGGCAGCAGTAGCGGAAAACTTTTCAAAGTTTGGATTAATACCGTCATCGCAGCCGCAAACATCATATAGATTCCAGTTGTTGAATGTAACTTCACTGGTTGTGATATTGTAGTAATAATATCCGTCGATTGGTGTTAATACATTTCCGTTATAGGTGTATCGATTTGTTATTAGATCGTTTTGGAATACAATATCGGTTGCCTGACCAAGTGAGGTATAGACGATAGGAAACTTCAACACTGGGTCAACAGTTGCACCTGCGGTTGTGTTTACCTTGTAAGAGAAAATCTCACTACCACGGAAAGTGCTGTCTGGGTAGGTAACTGGATCATCTAATTCAACGCCGTTGTGATCAAGCAAAACAAACAATGGAGGCTGATTTGTAGAAATTTTTTCGTTGTATGCCTCTTGCCATACACCTGCTTCATAGTACCAGGTTTGTCCGCGCTGGGCTGAATTGTATGGACCATCTTCTGCAACAAATACAATATCACCGTTAAGGGCAGGAGTAACTACAGAAGTCCATTCTGTGAATGTAACGATACCAAATCCGTCTACGTTTGCTTCATAGATATAGCCATTTGACAAAGGATCATCAAACCAGCAAACCAAGTCCAGGTCTGCCATTTCAATGTTGTAAGTTAGATTGATTGTTGCAAGTGGCTGACCCTGGAACTGTGCAAGTGTAAGAGGTTGTGCAGCCAAGTCTGTGCCGAAGCCGAAACTAATTGTTTCTCTAAACTGTGTTCCCGATTTGTACAGAGGAATGTTAGCAACAAATTGGATGATTGGGCGCAATGCGCGTGTAGCATTTGTTGGGAATGAACTTCCGGTTGCAGCAATCGATGCATTAATGGTTTCAATATGAAACCATTTGTTAGTTCTCGACCATGCGTTTCTGTCAATTGCGCCGCGCTCAATTGTAATGTAATCTCCATTACCTGGTTGTGCTTGAACTTCCCATGTGTTCATGTCCCAGAATTCGTTTTCGATAATTCTACCAGTGGACAACTCGATTGTACCGTCCCATGGCAAGAATTCAAAGATTGTACCGGCAGTTAGGTCTGTGAACTTTTCAATTAAGTCAAAGCCAATACAACCGCCAAAGTTTTCAAGTACATGCGGATCCGAAAATGTAGGATCATCAAGCAATGCGATTGTCATGCCCGATGTTAATGTTAGATTAGGTGGGGTTGCGGTAATAGGTGTTGTGTAAGACGACTGGCCGATAATATCGGAAGCCAAAACACCAGTAATAGAAATTACAGGTAGGCCTTGCTCAACCCAATAGTAATTCTGATAGTTAATAAACATATCATAATCAATTGGAGGGCCAAAGCTGTAGTATTCAGATTCAAACAGTCTATCCTGATTAAGAGTGTTGCCACCGTAATATTCGATGTTCTCTAGAAGATCTTCATAGAAGAATACATTACTCTTTGTTGTGTCTGCATCACGTGCGTATGCAGTAGCTTCAAGTTGCCACCATGTTCTATTCTTAGAAGGCTCTGGTAGGTAGAAATCAGTAATAGGATTGTAACTACCAGGATCTCTGCGTCCCAAATAACCAGCAAGCAAGTCGCTGTCTTTCTTTGAAAAGACTTGATCGAATGTTGCATCAAAGAATTTCTTTTCAGTTACGGTTTGAAAAACCGCCGGTAGTTTCTTGATATACTGGGTCATGTAGGGTTCCGAATAGTAGGTAGTGTTATCTACCTACTATTTATCAGCGAAATTATCTACCCAGTTAAACTCGGAGATTTTGGTCTGTCAAGTTCGCCACAATCTGAACATTGTTCACTGTAGCTGTAGACATGAAAAGTTCTGTAGGACTTGCGATGATTTCAAACAAATTACCGAACTGTGAGTTGGCATTTGTTGGGACAATAACAACTGAGCTAATAATTCTAGATAGTTGTTGGTGAATGAATGCTGACAGTTCTGACCAGAAGAATTTTTCACCAAAGTCCCAGTTTCTAATATCAAAGTAAACATCGATTGCTTGAATAACCTTTGTCTTAACTTCGTTATCGCTAATACTGGTTGATGGTGCCTTAACGACTTTAATTGTTGCCTGCAATTCAGATGATGCTTGTGTACCAAACAGAATCTTAAATGACCCCGAATTCCAAATCATAGAATCACTGACCATTTTATATTGATCCAGACTTTGGAACTGAATACGAAGTTCTTCGGTGGTTGGTGCTTCCGGCATTGCAGAAATGCTGCCATTACTATTTTTCCAGATTAACATATCTCTGTAGAAACTATCAGTAATAACAACCATATCGATAATGTTTGTAGGCGACGGATCAACACGTTGATCCAATGGTGAATAGTGTGCCCACTTGAAATACAAAGGTAATCTATCGTCATCGGGCACAGATGTATTTTGCGTGAATACCTTACCATTCTTATCAAAGTGGTATTTGTCTAGCAATGAAACAAATGTTTGTCCGGACGGATATGTTGACAGGTCTGCAGACGTTGAGCTTTCGATTCCATAATATACACCAAAGCCCGGAGGACTAATGCCGTATACTAGGAACGATTTACTTAAGAAGTATGCGGTAAGAATATCTGTCTTGTCCACAACTGTTTGAGTTCCAGCTAACCAAGGGAACAGCAATAGTTGAGATGCAATCGGTCCGTTAAAGAATGCAGTAATCTGATTAGTGATAGAACGTGTTGACGGGATCATCGAGTTGAACAATAGTTGTTCGACATTATTTACAAACACAAGATCCGGGCTATCTAGATAGACTGTTGTTGCAGGTGGTGGGTCATATTGACTTCCCGGACCAATACCGCCAGGTAGTAATACACTAGAAAGAAATGGCGGGCTGAATAACTTTGTATTATCGATTAGGTCGACGGGGAAATAAACATACAAATCGGATTCGACGCCCTGCATAGTTGTATCCCAGTTTGCGATCCACGGACGTGTGCTCTGATATCCTGTAACTTCATTGTCATAGAATTCAAATACAACTCTGTCCTGTGGGGAAACAATCTGATCAAATCCTGTGGGATTATCTGGAATACCGTCCTCATTCTCATCGAGCAAAGATACTTCTACCTTTGATGTATCGACATAACCGTCGGGTTGTGTAAACACTCCGGTAATATTAAACGGAACCTGTCTACGCAAAAATACATCCTGCGGATTAAGAATGGGTGTCGGTGGTTCATTATTATCAACAAGACTGTTTGTATTTACAAACGGCATAATCTCAATGGTATCTTGCAATGCCTGCCCAGACGAATTGTCAATAACAATTTGGTTTGGCTCCCAGAAGAATCTAACATCTCTATAAGATTCAAAAACGTATACACGACCGCGTGCAGTTAGGTCGAATGTTGTGATACCCAATTCATTGTTGCTCGCAATGTTTACATATAACAGACCGCCTGGTGGATAAGGTGCCCAATTAGAATAAATTTGAGCCACGCCAGCAATAAGAACTGTGGTCGGTCCAAATGGAATAATAGGTTCTTCAGAAACAGTAAATGTGGTTGGTGTAATACCGCCAGTAACGTAAACATTACCACCAAACAGACCCGGCGTTCCGTACTGAACTTGAATTGAATCTCCAACTGAAAGACCTGCGGTCGACGAGACAGTAACTATCAGATTATTGTTTGTTGCGCCAGCTGCTGATGTATATGTCGGTGTCACTGTAGGTGGTGCATATCTAAATGGTTGATCGGATTGATCGGACAGCCCCGGGGTTGCAGTAGTTGATGTATGCCATTCGTCAATTAGCAAATCATAATACATCCAGAAAGAAATACCATCATTAATACGCTGAACAATTTCCGCAATTTCAGTTGAGTTTAGATCATTTCTAAACTTAGGATACACTTTAAGTGCTTGGAAATTAATCTGCTCTTCAACGCCCAATTCAATCGGGCCCACGTTTGCATAAGGATTTAACGGGTTAATAATTAAAGGAATACCGTTCTGAATTACACTTCGAACTGCAGAGGTATTGATTGTGATCGGACTTAATGGATTACCAATTTCAATAACAGATCCACCTGTGATAAATTCCCAAGGCTGATATAGGCTTGTGTTGAGAGAATTTGGGTTATTTGAAGTTAAGGTATTAACAAGTGCCACTGCGGTAGTTGACACTGTTGAATTAGTAAAGAAGCCTGTATCGTTTTTAAACTTTTGTGGACTTGTTTTCCAAATCAATGGAAGTTGATAAGGATTACCGATATTCAACAGTGAGTACCCTGAAGCACCAAGAACCTGCTTGTTGACACGAATTGTACTTTCAAACTGTGGCAAATATTCATCGTAAAAGAATTGAGATACTTGCTGATCTCTTAACATTTCTTGAATAGTGTTAATCAAGATGTTTTCAATGGTCCCGGAGTTTGATGAATCTTCGATAACCTCAACAAGCACGTTTTGATTATCGCGATACAACGCACCGTCTTCGCCAAAGATGATTAGGTCACGGTGGAAACCAGTTGGGTCGTTAAGATCGATGTAACGGCTTTGACCACTGTATGTTCTGTCGAGTGCTTGAATCTTAGCAATTTGATTTCCGAATACAAGTGGTAGGACGTTATAGTCGCTTCCGTTGACCATGCGCGACTGTGTTGAAAAGACTTCTGGGGCACGTAATCTAATCTGTTCGTCTGTTTCTGCGGCCGCAGCATTACCGATTGTTTGCTCGAGGTTGAACACAATACGCAATACATATTCTTGTTGGTCTACACCAATGTAAGGGATGTTGATTTGTAATCCTTGTGCATCATCGGGACGAATTACAAGTGCTTGATTTGCGCTAACACGAACCCAGAATCTAAACAAGCCAGTCGGCACATTACCGAAGTTACCATCAGCAAAGCGAACTGATACTGTATTATTTGCACCGGAGATAACATCAAAAATGTTTCTTTCAGCAAACTGAATACTGTTGTAAATGATATTCTCACCCGACAATGCAGGTACCTTCAACCACTTGTTGACAACAGTACCGTCATCAGTTGTTTCCTGCACATAGACGTCTTCCTGGTTGATGTTTTGGATATCAATTGGGAATACACGGTTAGGTACAGGGAATTCAAAGTTGGTATCAATGTTAATCAGATTACCTTGTTTGAAGTATAGGAAGAAGCCAGTATTTGCAGATGCAACACCTAAGCTATCATTTCGATAGATGAAATTAAATGCATCAGCAGGGTCTGGATCGCGTTCGAAGATTGTTTCATTTGTAACAAAATCCGGGTTGCAAACGTCAATTGGATATTCTTGTCCGCTAATGATAACTGATGTAGGATATGTAACGTTCAGACGCGGGATGCTGTTTAGCTGATATAGGTCGGTCGGAATTGAGCCAATTGTGCCACTCTTTGTTGGGCGCCCAAACGGGTTAAGCGTACTAAATGCGGCATTGCAAACTTGCACAAATTGATCGAACCAATCAGGATTGTTTGGATCATTCCAGAAGATAGCAGTGTCGTTAATGTTTACGCCATTGGCATCTGTTAGTGGCTGGTTAGTTTGAACTGCGGCGATCTTAAATAAACCGCTTGATGGAATATTTCTACGTGGAACATAGTTAACCATCTGTGCAAGACGTATAATACTTTCACGACGTTCGGCTGTGTCAATAAAGTTTTCACGGCTATTAAGGTCTGTTCTAAATGCCAAGCTTGTACCAAAATACGCAAGCAATTCAATGATTGCAATAAATTCAGAACTTTCAATATAGTCGTTGAAGTCTTCTGGGTAGTAAGTCTGAATGTAATTGATTAGGGCTTGCTTTAGAGTATCGAAGTCATAAGCAGTATAATCAATAAATTGGAAAGCTTTAAAGACCTTCTTGTAGTCTTCGGCGGCAAATAGATTCGATTGGCGAATTGATTCTGACATTAGAATGTATCCCTGTCTTTGAGAGAGAACGAAACAAATAGATTATCTGTTATAGATTCGGGTTTGAATAGCAATACCATAATAATGTTCAGTGCTTGGTCTTCTTGGTTTACGTCAATTGACACAAGATCAACTCTTGGTTCGGATTGTATAACATTAACGGCATCGGCAATGATTGCATTCTTTGTGTATTCATCAAATGGATCAAAAAGATAATCATAAATGCGTGTGCCGAAGTTTGGCAACATGACTCTTGTGCCCATTGGAGTTGCAAACGTATTTTCGATGTCTCTCTTAACCAATTCAATATTATTGAGGTTATAGGGAGGCGCAGGCTGATTTACAGTGTTGAATCCAACAAAGTAAGGCTTCCTTGTTATGCGTTTAGGTTGAACTAACCCTCGTTGATTTGCTGCGGCCATAAAATTCTCTTTTTGTTATTTATCAAGAGAATTAAGCAGGGTTATATTAAGCGGGGAATTTTTTATCACATCCATTAGGATCAACATTATTCACAATCATTGTGATAATGTTTGGACCACGACGTGCAACTTGTGTAAACCATTTTGAATCTCTCAACGACTGGCCTGCAAGATTATAGTCACCAGTTTTCATGCCGGCAATAAATCTTTTGAATTTAGAAAGTCTTCCTTCGCCAAGGTTGTAACAAAGATCAGCGCATGCACGTTTACGGATATCGGTTAGGTCACCCCAGACATCTGTACCGATAAGTCGCATTGCACCCGAGATAGAAATAGCCGCATCTTGTTCAAACCATTGTGACACTTGATCAGCTGTGATCGCAGTCGGTATTGGATATTTTGTTATTTCGTTTGAACGCAATAGGTGGCCAATACCACCTGTCGGTAAACCAACGCTATCAAGATATGAAACATATTTAACACCCTCGTGTATCTTAAGCTGGCATTGATATGCTGACATGTTGAAGTCTTTTGTAACTGCACTCTCAATTGCCGGTGTTGGTGGAATGTCGGTATTGTTTGCACCCGGCGTTGTATTTGTAGGTGGAGATGCTGCTGGTTCATTACCTGCACCACCCGAACCTTCATAGGTTTTCGAACCTTCATTTTGTGTTGGTGTGTACCCTGTGATAGATTTGAATGAGAATGTTTCGTGTTCCGGACATGGCTCATACGTAGGTAAGGTGCTAACAGTAGTATTCAATGATTGAGAATTTCTTTTGAATTTAGATTCAGCATCGGCCCAGGTTGCTAGAATATTAATCTTTTCGGTTACTTGTTTAATTTCAGCGGCTGTTGCAGCGGTTGCATCAGTCGCAGGTGAAGCTGAATTAGCAGTCTTTGGAGGCCCAACTGGGCCTGGTGCACCAAGGCTAACAGAAGTACCAATAATCGCGCCACCTGCAACACCCAACAATCCGTTAATACCGGCATCACCCTGGATGTTTGCTGCACCAGAGATATCAACATCTCCCTGCACAACTAAGTCCGAAGTAGTGATGTTTACGGTACCGGAGATTGTCTCCTTAACAGTATCAGCGGTAAGGTTGTATTCAGCAGCTTGCAATACAATATTGCCTGTTGCGTGATAGTTTTGATTTCCTGTAGTGGTTACGTCATAATCGCCGGTAACAAGGACATCGCCATTTCCGGATACAGTGATAAACATATTACGACCGACAGTCAGATTATAATCTCGCTTCACAGAGTTAAATGAATCTTGAGTTACTGTGGTGTGCATATTATTCAACGCTTGCATAACAATATTGCCGCCTTGACCTGCACCTTCGCCTACATACTTGTAATATGGCAGGTTAGTTACTGGCTTAGGAACATTATTCACATCATATGTAAACGATGTTGTTGATGCTGTTGTATCCTTGGCTGCCTTCATATAGATATTTTGGCCGGCCTCAATATTGATGTTTCTGTCTGCACGCAAGTTAATGTCTTGTTGTGCTCTCATAGAAATATTTGTTGCGCCAAAAATATCAATATTTCCCTTTTGGTCCATCTGTACCCATGCAGAACCATCGCGGTTGATTAGATATACAAAGCCATTGGTTTCATCCAATCTAATCTGCGCACCAGTCTTGGTAGTCAATTGAACATATTCAGAACCTGTCTCATCATCCATAATAAATGATGATCCGCCTTTTCTTCTAATATTCGCCGGTGATACATTTTCATCAATGACTGGCCCAGGAGTGATAATACCGAACACACGGCTCGGCGATTCTCTTCTTGCACTTGCAGAAGTTGTACCACGACCCTGATCATTAATGAGGCCTTGATTTCCTAAACCTTTAAATTTAGTTGCCTCATATGGTTTGATAGTTCGGTCCGGGTTGGTAACCTTTAGATCCCACTTATTGTATTCGGCAACAGGAATAATTTTTCCGGCATACTGGTAGTTACTAGGGCTTGCAGCCATACCGGGAACCATATTATTCATGAATTGGTTATATAGGCAACCGATCCAAAAACCTCTTGCTGGGTCACCGTTGACAAATACAACAAGAACTTGATTATTAATGTCTGGAGGAACCATCCACATTCCGTAGGAGGTTTGTGTGCCTTCGAAGGTTTGTTGATTCGCTTTACTAATTGTTTCAACATTAGTTGCGCCCGCAAATGGAGAACAATAGCTAACAATCATCCAGCCCTGTTCTTCTTCTGGGGCAGAACCTAGTTCCGGGATCCATACACGTAATCTACCGTTACGCTGAACGTCCGAAACATCCTTAACGAAGCCGACCATAACCCCATTGAGCAGAGACATTCTGCCAATAGGTTTTTGTAGTTCATTTGATGTAGGAGAAACTGTTCTCGTATTTGTGTCAATATATGGCATTCATTATCCGCCGGTAAATTTTGATGGTAGGCCTGCCAAAATACTAGGTACAGATGTTGGAATGTTAGAACCTAAGTTCGGTCCCTTAAATTGTACACCCTGTCTAATTGCAATTTCGGCAGCGTTTAATTGTGGATTCAAATAGCTCTGCACACCCGGAATATCAACCTTACCCATAATTCTCGGCTTGATGCTGAAATCCTTAACTAATGATGTATCAGCAACCAGGGATTCCGGAGATGCAGGTATGTCTCGTGTCTTATTATTTGTTTCAATTTCTTCCATGAAGTTTAGGATATTGATATTATAATCCATTAAGCATTGCAATTCTTGGTGGAACTTACCTGCCTCAAACTTACTGGTAATACTTACCACCTTGAAGACTCCGCTAAATGTTTCAACATCAGTTAGTGCATTTGTATCATCAGGCAATGTGCTGCCAATATCAAATACTCTAGGAGTTCTAAATCTAACAATAATGAAGTTATCTGTGCCGGTAATGTTAACAGCATCTTTCAATTGGAAATGGGCGCGCTTGATCCACTCAAAAGCTTCTGCATCGGGTTTTAGAGAATTGTAAAGTCTTGCGGTACCGTCAATTGTGGGCTGTGGGAATAACCAAAACGGATCACCCTTGATATTCAAACTAATCTTGGCAAATGATACATCTTGCGTGCTGTGCATCGCTACAGAGAAAATGCTAGAGAGTTTCTGAATACCGGAGTTACTGCTCGATTCAATGCCTGCTCCAATCTGGCGTTGTTGCATACTATCAATCCTTGCAACCGGTCTTAGTTTACCCTTAATACCCTTAACATAATCATTATATGCTTGTTTGGCATCTGCACCGCCGGGATTTACATCAGAAATAAATCTAAGATTTTGATCTGTAGTTTTATCCTTAATTGGTGTTGCAATACTCTGGGCCCTTAGACGTTGTCTTGCCAGAACACCATCCTGGTCAATGCCACCCACTGCTTGGGCGGATTTTGCAAAATTTGTCCAACTTTCTGGCTTAGCATTTTCTAATAGCTTTGTATATCTTTCTTTTGCACCAGGTGGCAAGGTGGCAGTATTAATAGCCTCCTGAGCTTCTTTATATGCTGCCTTACTTGCAACCGACCCAGAATCATTGCTGTGTTGAAACTTAATAGCACTAGAAAGTTTTTCTGTTACAGAACCCTCATCATAGGAATGGTTGTGAGTTACAACACCCTTATCTGCCATTGCAGCATTATAATAAATTCCACCCATGCGTGCTGTAGCAGATGCAAATGCATTATTAATTCTAATATCGAAATTAATAATCTGATCATTAAGTCCGGTAAAGATATAATTGTACTTCTTCTTCAGAATTGCCTTCTTAACATAAGTTTCAAGTCTGCGTCTCTCAGCCTCAATTGTCTTGTCTCCCGCACTATCCTGGAATGTATTTGTATCGAGAACACCAATATCGTACTGCACAACAAAGATAGTAAATTCGCGTGCGTAATTGTTTTGTCTTGGGTCAAATTTTATTGGGCGCGATTCAGTAATAATTCTCCAGAATTTTTTCATCTGGCTTACTTGATCATTCATTGTCTTGCCATTGGCCCCGGGGGTATTGGAGTTTTTAATCAACTCTTGATACTCTGGTGTTTGAGCTAATAATGTATCGATAATCTTGTCTACTGATGTTCCTGAGACAAACGATGCATTCTTACCATCAAATTTAACAGTGTCATCATTACGCACTGAGTCTGTATTGTGATCCGACGGAGTAACTCTGTATTTTGCAATAATTGGATCTACCTTAATCTGGTACGTATCCGGAATACTTGCATTATCGATTAATCTATAGATTTGGTCTTCGTTAATACGTTGCTGCAATTTTGCCATTGCATCGTCAACTGTTGATAAGCCTTCAAGAACTGTTGTATGTTGCAATGTGAAGTATGCATTACTTTGTGCCAATTCATTATAGACAATTGCAGAAACTTCATACTTTGTACCGACCATTGTTACATTAGCCTTCATGTCGTTAAGCTTCAATGCCCACAGCCAACGGAGGTTTCCAATTGCACCAGGGGTGCCGGTATCTGCAGATGAATTTACTGGATCTCTGCCCTTAAACTGCAATTGCAGGTAGAATGGCATAACATTCCAGTTACCAATGCCTAGTGCCAAAGACTCGTAGAAAATCTTGTCAATAAGGCCTGCGCCAGCAGGTTCTGTAATATTGAATTTTACGTTTGTTGATGTTCCTGTTCCGCTGTCGACAGATGGAGTTGTAAGACTTTCAATAACCACACCATCGATAGTTAAGTCAGACACACCGGATTCAGCAATGATAATTTGCTTGTCTAAATTAAACACATCACCTGTGGCAGATGCATCAGGAGTAACAATGAATAGTTTCCAATGATAGGTTACAACATCATAGTTGTCTAGCAGATTTGGTATAAACGCTTCGTTGAGTTTGATTGGTCCAACATCAGTGTCTTGCGGTTTCTGTCCCGAAACAACATAGTTGTTACCTTCGTGCGAATAGTTATTATCAGATCGTGCAAACGCAGAAGCAGCTAGTGCAGGTGCCGATGGCACTGTAGGCAGGTTTGCAATGTGGGGTTTTGGTCCTAGGACCTTACCACCACTTTCAAACACCTGTTTTGTAAATTGTCCTCCACCCGGCATATTATTGTTTCAAAATGTTAGCTGGAACAAAGATTTCTAGTCCAGAGACAAAATCATTAATGGGGTCAATAATTAAGTCAGGGTTTCTAATGCAAAACACCCACCATAAGCGTGGTGTACCGTATTCTTGATTGCTCAGTAGATCTGGGCGTTGGTCAAATTCTGGAGGAATGATGATAATTTTATCAAAATCACTCTTTGGGACTTCTCTTGGAATCCATAGGTCTAAGTACCAATTCTTAACTGGCGTTAATAGGTATTGACTTGAGTCTTTTGAATTTGCAGCCATTAAATGTATCCATTATTGACAAGCTTGCCTGACCGAAAGTCATCAAGATTAAATTGATTTCTAAGTTGAATAGGAATATACTGAGTTTCTAATTCTAGGCTTACAGTCATATGTGTTGGAACCCACGTGAAGCCGCCGGAGTTTGCTGCAGGTAAACTCACACCCATATTTGCAGAATAGTTTAGGTTGTCTTTTGTATTAACTGGAACATAATCGATATTTGCTTCGTAACTATAGTCAAAATACTTTACGACAACCGGAACGTTATTGAATTGATATTCTCCCAAGTAGTTAAACACCAGTGTTGGTGGCGGTGTACCTGCTTTGTTATACGGAGAAACACCAAAATAAGATTTCGTAACGGATCGGAAGAAGTGGATGACCGCTAATAAATATAGAGCTTCATCGTTCGACTGTGCTGTGAATTCCGCAGTAATGCTTATTGGTTTTGGATAAGACCTAACATAGGCATTGTAATTATAGTTTGAATGGATGAAGGGCGTATTGTCGTATTCAGTCACAGAACCAGTTGAAATTGCTGGAGTATAAGGAAACAAAACACCACCCGTTTGATAAAGCGGAAATAAAATGTTTGAACTATTTCTGGGTCCAAGAATAGACAAGGACTCGGCTCTGCCGGATTTCGGTTGTAGACGGGCACGTTGATCTTGTTGTTCCATTAGAAGTTCTCCTATCTTCTTATTTATCAAGGTCATAAAGTGGGTTGTTTATCCTGATACCCTTGACGAAATGCTCTGCGTGTGCTACAATCTATGAAACCCTAACAGGAGAAGACATTAATGTCCCCAAACCTAGACGAAGAAATCCTTATTGAAGACGAAGATGGAGAAGAAGCACCGGAAGTTATTGAGGTGATTGCTCCTGTTAAGAAGATCAACTATCTTAACAATAAGGACATGCTTAAAGAGATTCACCGCAGTAAAAATTCCTTCTGCGAATACATTGATCCAAAGTACAGTGACTACGATGTTATTGTAGAAACACTTCCGGAAATTTTTCTGCCAGAGACGCAAGAGAGGGGAAAGATTGCTCGTGCAGCAAGAATCGCTGCAATGGGTTACGAAGCTGCAATGGCTGCTAATCCAAACGTTTCAAAAGCAGACAAGCCAAAGCTTTCAGAATTCAAGATCAAGCCAGACACATTATCTGTTGATGATTTAGTGTTTCGTGTATTGACATTCGACCATATTCCACTTATGCCGGGACGTAAGAAGAATCCAAAGAGCGAAGCTGACAAGTATGTTAAGTTGAATTTCTATCCCTTCAAGCATTACATTATCGATCCTGTAGACGGCAAAGAAAAAGAAGTAGGCCGTTCACATTCAAAGGCAGGTAAGTTCAACCTAGAACGCGGCTCTATTACAAACAAGCTTGCAAAGATGTTCATCCTTATGGTGAACAAATATGCACAGCGTGGTAACTGGCGCGGTTACACATACCTAGACGAAATGAAGGGCCAGGCACTATTGCAATTAGCGCAAATGGGATTGCAATTTGACGAATACAAATCAGACAATCCATTCTCATATTACACAGCAAGCGTCTCAAACAGCTTTACCCGTGTTCTTAACTTAGAAAAGAAGAATCAAGATCTTCGTGACGACCTATTAATTGACAGTGGTGCAAGCCCAAGCTTCTCCCGTCAGCTAGCGGTAGAAGAAGAAATTCGTAGACTAAGAGAAGATGCAACGGATTCAGCGAAAGATGAACACTAATCTATTTGATAAAACTGTAGTCTTTACAGATATTCATTTCGGCTTACGTCACAACTCTGCAGAGCACAATAAAGACTGTTTAGACTTTCTTGATTGGCTCATTGCAGAGGCGCGTAAATATGGCGCCGAAACCTGTATCTTTATGGGTGATTGGCACCACCATCGTTCGAATATTAATATTCTAACGCTTGACTACACTATGCAAGCGTTGAGGAAACTCAACGCTGCATTTAAAAAATGCTATGTCATGGTAGGCAACCACGATCTCTTCTATAGAGAAAAGCGTGATATCCACTCCATGGTTGTAGGTAGCGAATTCCCAAACATTGTGTTGGTCGATGCTCCTATGGTCGAGGGTGATGTCGGGCTAATTCCTTGGCTTGTTGAGGACGAATGGAAAGATGTAACCGACATTAAAACAAAGTACATCTTCGGCCATTTGGAGCTACCAGGCTTTAAGATGAATGCAATGGTGGAGATGCCCGACCATGGCACACTTAATGCTGATCATTTCAGACATCAAGATATAGTGTTTTCCGGTCACTTCCACAAGCGTCAAACAAAGGGTAAGATCAATTACATTGGTAATCCCTTTGGTCACAACTATTCAGACGTATGGGATTTTGAACGTGGTGGCATGTTTTTAGAATGGGGCAAGGAACCTGTGTTTCTAGATTACACAGATGGTCCTCGTTTCATTACTATCAACCTGACTGCATTGCTTGAGAATCCAGATCTCTATCTAAAACCAAAAACATATCTTCAAGTTACCCTTGATGCTAACATTACATACGAAGAAGCAAGCTTCTTGCGTGAGACATTTCTATCTCAATACAATGTTAGAGAATTCAAACTCGTTAAGAACCAAGACGACGAGCTATCAAAGGATTACGCCGGAGACATAACATTCAAAACAGTTGACCAAATTGTTGTCGAACAATTAACTAATATCGAAAGTGACTCATTCGATACTAAGTTGCTGATTGAAATTTATAATGGACTCTAATACATGCTGAATCTGAAAGGTCTAACAATTAAAAACTTCATGAGTATCGGCAACGTTACTCAGTCGGTGAATTTCACTGAGAATGATCTAGTCCTTGTGCTTGGCGAAAACCTAGACTTGGGCGGAAATGATAATAGAAACGGTGTTGGTAAATCTACAATTGTGAACGCACTAAGCTATGCTTTGTATGGTGGTGCTCTAACTAACATCAAGAAAGATAATCTAATCAATAAGACTAATATGAAACACATGTTAGTCACGTTATCCTTTGAGGTTAACAATGTTGAATACAGAGTTGAGCGTGGACGCAAGCCCGGTATCTTCAAGTTTATCAAAGATGGTGTTGAGAAAGATACCGGTGAAGATGAATCGCAGGGTGAAGGTAGACACACCCAAGAAGAAATTGAAAGAATTATAGGAATTTCGCATGATATGTTTAAGCATATCTTGGCGTTGAATACCTATGTTGAACCATTTCTTGCTTTAAGGACAAATGATGCACGGGCCATCATTGAACAATTACTGGGCATAACAAAGCTATCAGAAAAAGCTGACAAACTTAAAGAGGAATCAAAGACTACACGTGACGAAATTAAAGAGGAAGAGTTTCGTATTTCGGCAGCCACCGAGGCAAACAAACGTATAGAACAGAATATCTTGGGCCTTGAGTCAAAGTCGTCCTTCTGGGACCGTGCTAAGGCGCAAAAAATAGAGAAGCTACAGAAGTCTATCCTAGAGATGCTTGCGGTAGATATTGATTCTGAAATTTCTCTACACAAGTCTAAGAAAGAGATTGAGGATTTAGCTGCCGAATATCGTTCCCTGACAAAAGAGCTTTCGGGGTTAGACAAAGAGGTTAGCGAAATCAATCGCATTAAGGTTCGTCTAGAAAAGAATCTTAACAGTTATTCTGCTGACATTTGCCCTAAGTGTAATCAGCCTATGGATGCTGAGACTCATAAAAAGTTACATGACGAAGATTTAGCCGACCACGTTGACGCCATAACAAGGCTGACTGATAAGGAAACAAAACGCAATGAAGTTAAGACTCTTGCCGAGTCGGTAGCTTCTATTATCCCAGCAGTACCAGCAACTTTCTACAGCACACTTGATGAGGCATATAACCACAAGTCGACTCTTGATACCTTAGGAAATAACCTAAGCCTTGAACTTGATTCTGTTAATCCCTTTGTTGACCAAATAGAGGCTCTAAAGAGGGACGGATTGCAGGTTATTGACTTCGCGAAGTTAAATACACTGGTGAAGTTGCGTGACCATCAGGAGTTCTTAAATAAACTTTTGACGAGCAAGGACAGCTTCATCCGCAAGAAGATCATTGACCAGAATTTAGCATTTCTGAATCACCGACTAGCACACTATCTTGCGGATATCGGATTACCCCATTCTGTAAAGTTCAAGTCTGACCTAGACGTTGAAATTACAATGTATGGTAAGGAGTTTGACTTTGATAATTTAAGTCGAGGTGAAAGGACAAGATTGATCTTGTCCTTGTCTTGGTCTTTTAGAGATGTTTTTGAATCCATGAATGATAAAATCAATTTGCTCTTTATCGACGAGCTTATTGATTCTGGGCTAGACTCGAGTGGTGTTGAGGCTGCCCTTGCAATCTTGAAGAAGATGGGAAGGGAGAACAAGAGAAACATTTTCTTAATTAGCCATAGAGACGAATTGATTGGGCGTGTATCTAATGTACTAAAGGTTATCAAGGAAGGTGGATTTACAAGCCTAGAGACTAACGATACTCTTGACACGCAAAGAGTGTCAAGCTAAACTAGAACTTCAATAATAAGAAAGGATTTTATGGCTACACAAGATGGAAATATTGCATATGATATGTTATTTGTTGATGAATTTTATCATCACGCATATCCCGATGGCACTGATGAACATAAAAGTTTCTATGTAGATACAGTTCTTCGCGGTGAAATACAAATATCTACATTCATTGAAAATGCCATTGCAAAGGCTGGTGGCCTTGAAAGAAACAGTAAGTTTGCAATGGATTTAGATGATGGTTCGGAGGTTAAGAGCGCTGTAAGCTCATACAGAAACAATCACGTTATTAAGGGTCAATGGATGCATACTTATGAAATAAGTAATGTTCATACAAAGACCGGACCATTAAGAATTGTTGGGTATAACAAGATTATCAAAAAGTTTGAGTTTTATTTTATACCTAATTCTGCATTTTCACATCTAAAGGGAGTTCTAACACTGCCGATAGAAACATATAGTGGATATTATGCATCATTGGGTATGTCTCCAACTTTTACAGGGGTTCGAACTAGCGATAGCAAATGGCATCAATATCAAGTGGCTGATTTTATCACAATGTGCAAGATGCGAGCACCGACTCCACCGAATATTTCTTTACCAGTTGTTGATTCTGACATTTTGACCAAAAATGATCCCATTCCACAAAACGCCATCCCTTATAGTCAATACATCGAGTGGTTAAAAACTCGAGATTCTCAGGAAACACCACCCACTGACCCTTGCGTGATATCTTAATGAGAATAAGATTTAGATCACCCTCATCCTCGACTTCCTTTTGCTGTGCAATCCAGGAGTCGAGGATTTTCACATCCGCATACCAGAGTTGATGAAACGGAAAATCAGCATAGGATTTACATTCTATGTTCCAATGCTTCCATGCCTCTGGTGGATGAATATCACCCTTCTTACCTTGTAGCTGTGCTGAGTCGATTTGAGATTTGCGGAATGTATTCTTCCCGCCAACAAAGGCGCCCGATGATGGAATACGAAGAAACGATTCTGAATAGGTCTCACTAAGAAACTTAGCTACTTCTAGTTCCCACGCATTACCTTTAGCTTTACTTTTTGATGGCATTATAACCCCTGTTTTCATTATTTACCACCACTTGATAAATATAGAAAATTAATAGGAGGACACATGTTCCCAGTATCATTTGAAAAAGCTATTGATCATGCCATGCTTTACGAAGTAGGCGGATTTTGGAAGCTTACACCAGACGTAAGAGCAGGACTTATCGACACACCAGCACAAAGAAAAGCGGTAGGTTATGTCGATGATCCACTTGACCGTGGTGGTGAGACAAAATTCGGTGTCGCTAAGAATGCTAATCCAGACCTCGATATTACAAATCTTGATTGGGAAACCGCTGAGGCTGTATATTATGACCGTTATTGGGTTGCAGGTGCTTGCGGCAGTTTGCCACCGCGAGTTGCCGTTCTACACTTTGACGGCTGTGTTAATCACGGCATTAGTAGAGCTAAGAAATTCTTGCAGGGTGCAGTTGGTGCTGAACAAGACGGAATTGTCGGGAGACAAACTCTAGCAGCAGTTTCCGCTATGGACCCAATTGCTGTATGTGAAAGTATCTGCTTACAACGTGCAAAATTCTACCGTGACATTGTCGCAGCTAAACCAGCTCAAGAAAGATTCTTAAAGGGTTGGTTGCGTAGAATTGACGAAATGCATATCTTTACAACAGATCCATCAGTCACTTTTGAGTAAGGAAACAGGGCTTTTTAGCCCTGTGTCAATATTGTCTGCCCACATGCGGCAGCGATGCTAAAATAGCTTAACAGTTCATACTGTTCAAGCAAATTTACATAGATAGCGGGACTGACGCGCCCCGTGAACGTACAAGGCCACAGCGTATAGGTTTTACACATCAAAACTACAAAGCACACAAAACCCAAATCTTTTCTAACTCCCAAAGCAAAATTTCTTTTACACATTATAAGGTTAGCGAGCCTAGTTAATAATTTCGCCGGCGTGTCTTTCGGAAAGGAGAGCAACAGCCAGTGTCCGCTGAATGTGCAGTGGCAAGATTGTAAGAACGCCACCACTGTGGTAAGTAAGACGATCGATAAAGTTTGCAGCAAATATGTGAAAACAGGGTATGGTTTGCTGGTCGCGTAAACATTGGCTGAACGATGTTTGCATTGCGATGAGGACAGAAAGATGTTACAACATCCGGTCCCCCTTTCGGAACGCTTAATAGCGTGTAGTTGACATAATCAATCCAACACTACAGAAATATTCCGATTCAGAGTCTGGTGACGCTGTCAAGTGTTCCCTATCTAAGGTTTTAGATACCCTTGGTCTGACTCCTCCGTCAAACTTATCTCTTCTACTGTAGTTTGAGCGAAGCGGCTAAGCCAGAACGAAAAACGAGCGTAGTTTACGAAGCGAGTGTTTCGTGAGTGGCGCGGTCTGTAAGACCGACAGCAGTGACATCGCTCTTCTTGTAAATGCGTTTTGCGAGTTTAACCACTTCTTGATTCGCTTCTAAGCTAATGTCTACATGTGGTCTCAACTGTATACGAAATATTTCGTTTGAATACGTTTCGACACCCACGACTCCTGTGAACTTCTGGAAATACAATGTCACAAATGCGCTAAGACGCAACTCCACCTCTCCGATCAGTGATGGTAGTTCTTCCTTCGTTACAGGATCAATGTGACGCATGAGTTTAATCTCGCCTTTTGTGATGTACATCTCAGTGAACATGTGACGACCTTCTGACTTTTTCATGTAGATGTAACCAGGTTGTCGAACCAATGTCTTTCTGGAAAATAATTCAATATTGAGTTCTCTATTAGGTAACGTGTCCACTTCATACGGACTCCACTTAATGCTTTGCGCATCAAGTAATCTTGACAGTTCATAAACCCAACGGTGCTTAGGATAACGCTCCCAGCATTCGATATCATCCTTAGGGATGTCGAACTCTTGCGTGTCTGTTTTTCTGTGCATATGTACCTCTTACATGTATTCCTTGGCGTTTGGATTTTGCGCCTTTAGTTTCCTGTTGATTACCTTAATAAAAATCTCTCTGTCTTCAAAGCTTGCACCCCATAAGCTATTCCATTCAATACCGCCACCCATGTGGAGAGCGATCTCGGCCATTTGTTCTCTAAGAGCAAACGAATCCCTGACATATGATTGAATGAGGTCACCTAATTGTTCAGGTGGTAAAAAGATTAGTGACCTTATGAAAAATTTACAGGATTAAAGTCAATTTCGCTTTCCCATTCGTGAGTGCATTTTTCGCACTTAGCTGTGAAGGAACGCTTAATACCAATTTGGTTAATCTCATCGATTAGGTCGCCGATCTTGTCTACACTTTTCTTATCAATATTTTGTAGAAAGTCTTTAATGAACTTTGGGTCTGAAACATTAATGCCTTGCGAATCATCAACAACCTTAACGACACCAGCAGTCATTAGTTCAAACTTAATGATTGCTACTTGCTTAAATGATGTGGTGAAAATTGCAGACCTTTGCTCATCTGAGAGCGTCTGGCTTTCGATTGCTCTTGAAAGCTTTGTTTGTTCAAACTGTGCATGTAACGCTTTTAGCAATTCAGGGAATGAATAAGGCTTAACAAATACTGACAATCCGTTATCCAAATTGATAACATATTCTGGCTCAAGTTCTGCCATATTGTCAAGTGCATATTGTAAGTCGAGTTTGAAGGTATTCTCGTGAGTACATTTTGGGCACTTTAATGTAGTTTCAAGCGCATCGTTGTATGTTGCATAACGAATTGCTGTAATCAGTGCGTCAATGTCGTTTGTTAATAGAGCGCGTGGCTGCTTCACAGCAGGCACGCAACTTGTAAGGACTTCGATTAAAGCCTCACCATTTAATAATGCGTCTGGATTCTTAAGGGCAAGTTCGTCCTTGCCAGTCATAGGCAGAATGCCAATTTCACCCTTATCTGTGAATTCAATGATACCCGGCTTGTAATAACTTGTGCCGCTAGGAACTTTCAAGTACATCTTGAACTGCCTAAAATATTGCTTTAGCGGGTTGTTTTGCTGTACGGATGGTTCCATATTAATACCTCTGAAAATGTTTTGATAAATAGTATTGATTGATCTTTCACTTATTTATCACGGGACTTAACCTGACTTTTTATGGCTGATAATTCTGTCTTTATTACTGGCGCCGCAGAAGGCGCGTTTGCAGAAGCGTTAAACGGTATCCCTCCTTGGGCTACACAGAAAACCGCTGAAGACATCGAGAAGGTTCTTAACAAATTATTAGGTGTTCAGTCTAAAGCCTTAGCACAAGCTATCAAATGCTGCAAGGGTGCAGGTGGTGATAATTCGGGTACTTCAAAGCAAGTTAATGATGAATTAGATAAGCTTGCTAAGAATCTAAAGCGTACAAACGAAGAAGATGCTAAGAAAAAGAAGCGCGATAAAGAATTAGAAAAATCCGAAAAAGATGAACTAACTCGTGGCAAGAAGAAAAAGCTACAAGACGAACTTCTAACACGAGGCCTTAACGCAGTTATTGGTGCTGGTCTAAAGATTAATGCAATTCAGAAACAGTATTTCACTACTTCTGAGGACTTGTTTAAGTCTGGTGTAAATTTACTAAATGGAAATGATACTACTACAAGTAGTATGATGTCCTTAAATCAAATTGTAACACTTACCGGCCTAAGATTAGAAACATTTCAGAAAGTTGTTGAAAAGTATAATTCGTCAATTAATGCAGTTGGTGTAAGTAAGTTTGCAAAGACGCTTTCTCTAACATCAACAAAACTAATTGCACTAGGATACAATTCTGAGCAGCAGGCCGAATTGCTTGGTACACTTGTTGAATCAGAAAGCGAATACATGGATATTCGCAACAAATCACAGGAGCAACTTGCAGATGATGCTCAGCGTCTAGGCAAACAGATGACACGATTGTCTCTTTTAACTGGACAAACCAATGAAAAGTTACAAGAAAACTTAAAATCCCTTGCAAAAAACACCGATAGTACAGTCGTTGCGGCTGTGTACGGGGATGAGGCAGCAAAGCGTTTGAACGTTTTTGCATCGTCTTTTAAAGATGCAGACATTGGTGCAATGTTCCAGAAACTTGCGGCAGCAACACAACCTGCTATTACAAAAACATTCCAAGCATTGGCGCAAGCCGGTCAAGCACCTCTCGCTGAAGAATTTACACGAATTGCAACAGCAGCAAGAGACGGTGCAATTTCAGCAGAACAAGCACAGAAGCAGACAACAGATTTAGCACAACGAGTAAACAGCACAACACTCCAGAGTTTAGCATTGCTTGCAGATAAGGGTGTAGAAGGTGCTGCAGAAACTCTAAGCGTAATTACAAAGCTTCGTGCTCAGGGTAATACAACATCAAAGGCAACAGAAGGACAGGTTGACGCAGCAATTGCAGCACAATCCTCATTGTCACGATTCTCAACCGCACTTGAGAAGACACAATCTCTTGCACAAAGAGCATTTCCGTTGTTAGAAAAACAAGTCGACCTAGCGTCAGGAGCATTAGAGAAATTCAATAAGGTAGTCATGGCAGCTACCGATCTTTTCAGTGCCGAGACACGCAGTTGGATTGCTATTGGTGTTGAAGTGTTTGCAGGTCTTGCTTTCTTAGCTCGAGGTACAAAAGGATTAACGGGTGGTTTTGACCTTTTAAAGACTGGCGCAACAATGCTATGGGATGGTATTAAGTTTCTTGGAAGTGGCATTATGAGTGCAGGCCGTGCATTATTTGGATTACTAAACCCAGTTGGAAAGGTAATTGCAGCATTTGCAGCAGGCTATGCAATTGGCACAATCATTTACGAAATGATTTCTAAATTTGATTGGTTTAATAACATGATGGATAAGATCTTTGCAGGCCTTGATCACGTCATGAAATACATTCCTGGATTATCGGGAGATGCCAAGGAACGTATTGCAACAAGAGAAAAGATTGCAGCTCAAGCCCAGGCTCAAGCATCGGCAAAGAAATCAACAATTTCTGTACCTAAGGAACCTGCACAGACTACTATTAAGAGTCCATCAGCAGTTCCACCAAGTCCAGAAAAAACTACGGTATCTCCTAGTGGCGAACCTGTTGCAGCAACACCATCTCTTGCCGCAACCGTACCTCCACCAAGTTCAAACGACATAAATAGCGTAATGACTTACCAAACCTCGATTTTAGTGCAGCTTCTAGAAACTTCACAAAACTTAGTATCGGTAAACAAAGACATTCTAAGATACACTAAGGCACATTCATGACCTGGAAGAAATTTTTTAAGCCCGTTAACTCTGTCCTACCGGTCACACAGCGAGCAGTCGATTCTACATCGGCCTATGCCTCTACGTCTAAGTATAGTAACTGGCTTCCAGAAGTATATGCAGGTCCACCTGATAGATTGCAGCGTTATGCAGTTTATGATCAGATGAACTTTGACCACGAAATTCATGCAGCCCTTGATACCATTGCAGACTTTGGTACAGAACCAGATGAAGTGACAGAATTGCCTCTAGTTCTAAAATACAACGATGATCCAACACCCTCTGAAATTCAGATTCTAGAAAAATCGTTGGGACAATGGTGCAGATTGAATAAGCTTAATAAGCGCATCTGGTCTATGTTCCGTTCTACATTGGTTTATGGTGATCAATTTTTCTTGCGTGATCCGGAAACATTTAAACTCTATTGGATTGATCCGGCTAAGGTAGAGAAAGTCATTGTCAACGAATCCGATGGCAAGAAAATTGAATCCTATTTTATTAAGGACATCGATCTAAACATTAAGGGTCTTGTTGCAACTAATCAGTTGAACAAACTTTCTAATGAAGCATTTGGTGCCAACAGTGTTGTATTTTCACCACCTATGCAAGGTAACATGAATTATGTTTCTGGTGGCTTTGGCGGAGCAGGTACAGCAAACTATCAAGACGGCGGAGCTACGGCAGTAGATGCTGAACATATTGTGCAACTGTCCCTGACAGATGGCATGAATGCTGCTTGGCCCTTTGGTCTAAGTATCCTTGAGCAAATTTACAAGGTTTACAAACAAAAAGAACTGCTTGAAGACTCTATTCTTATCTATCGTGTACACCGCGCACCTGAGCGCCGTGTCTTCTTTATTGACGTCGGTACTATGCCACCTAACAAGGCGCAGCAGTACCTTGAGCGTGTTCGTTACGAAGTACAGCAAAAGCGTATTCCAAGTAGAACTGGCGGCGGCGCTAATGTGGTTGATTCGACATATAATCCAATGTCTATCTTGGAAGACTATTTCTTTGCTGTAACGAGTGAAGGTCGTGGATCTAAAGTTGAAGTATTGCCCGGCGGTGAGAACTTAGGTGATATTGACGACTTGCGTTATTTCAATAACAAGATGCTACGTGCTTTGGGTGTTCCAAGTTCGTACTTGCCGACAGGTCCGGAAGATGGTACATCAACCGTTAGTGATGGGCGTGTTGGTTCGGCATTTATTCAAGAGTTTAGATTTGCAAAGGTTGTAACTCGTTATCAACAACAGGTTATTGAACCGATTGATTTAGAATTTAAGCTTTTCCTTAAGCGTCGTGGGGTAACAATTGATAATAGCTTGTTTGAGCTTGCGTTTACACCAGCACAATCATTCTCTGAGTATCGTCAGCTTGAACTTGATGCAGCACGTATCAATACATTTACAGCATTGACAGATATTTCGTTTGTCTCTAAGAGATTCATCTTAAAGACCTATTTGGGTTGGACAGAAGCACAGCTTGAAGAAAACGAGCGTATGTGGAAAGAAGAGCGTAGTCGCCTAACTAAGACATTTGCACCTAATGCAGGGGCAGGTGGAGCAGCAGGTGGTGGATTAGGTGGTATGGGCGGTGGCTCAGCACCAGCTGGACTTTCTGATGTTGGTATTACAAGCTCGGGCATTGATGATATGGCACCCGATGCCGAAGGTGTCGAGGGAGAAGAAGGAGCCCCTGTATCTGATACAGAGGTAGATAGCTTCGGGGAACAATAAGATAAATAGGTATTATGAAAGCTAAAGATTTACTTGTTGAATTCTATGACCCTGCCGATGATGAACTGGGGCAAGCAAAGATGGATGACACTCGTCGTCCACGCTTAACTATGCTTCATTTGCAAAAACTTAGGAAATCACGCGATGCTGAAAAGTACGAAACTGCTCAGCACCTTAACTTCCTACCCGATATGTATAGTCCTCCACCCGAGGAAGCTGGCGCGCCCGCCGGCCTATAAAGTAGTTTTTTATCTCGGCCCGACCGAGACTAAATAACTCTGCGAATCCGCACTTCTCTAAAAGTGGCTCTTTTATGGCCATTTCCTCCTATATTCCCCTTCTCCGGGTTAAATACCTAGAATACCACTCTATGTGGAATTTTGGAACTTTAACTAATCAGGGAGAGATTGGAATGTCACAACAACAAAAGCTTGAAAAGGTACTGGACCTTCTGTTATCAGAAGACTCAGACCAGGCTGCTGAACTTCTCCACCAGATCATCGTCGAAAAGGCCCGTGTAATTTATGAAAGTATCGTCGAAGAAGAAGATACAGTCGTAACCGAAGGGGAAGACGAAGTTGGTGGCGAGCCAAATAAGGACTTCACAGACGAAATTGCATCCGACAAGGATGAAGTTGATTCTGACGAACAGAACGACGGCGAAGCCGGCGGTGGTGAAGATGATGGCGAAGGCAGCGATGATGAAGATGAAGAAGGCGCAGCCGATGAATTCGGTGGAGATGCTGGCGGTGAAGGTACTACAGAAGAGCGCGTTGAAGACCTAGAGTCTCAACTTGCTGAACTACGTGCCGAATTCGACGCACTCATGGGCGAAGAAATGCAAGAACCACAACATGCTGATATGGGTGCTGATATGGGTGCTGAAGTTGCACCTGCAGACGATGGCATGGGCGGAGCTCCTGATTTCGGTGGCGGCATGGGCGGCGAAGATAAGGTCGTTGGTGAAGTTGTAGCTACTATGTTCGAGAAAAAGAAGGACAAGAAGCTAGAAGTTGCCCCACAGAAGAAAGATGAAAAGAAGGACAAGAAGGTTGACGAAGAGACACAATTCTTGAGCAAGGTTGGCGATACCGGTCAAAAGGGTACTGCAAAGCTTGTCGGAACTGGTAAGAACACACCGCTAGGTGCTGAACAAACCAAGTCGTCGTTCACTAACATTCCTCCACGCAAGGATTACGGCGGAAAGCCAACAAATATCCTAGGTAGCAAGTCTACCGGCGGCGAATATGGAAAGTACAATGGTGATTCTGCAAAGGATGACACACCATCTGACAACGTAAAGGTTGATCCTAAGAAGTCTGGCGTAAAGGCTGATACTACTGCAAAGTGGACAGGCGGCAAGGCATCCGGTGAAGGCTTTACAAAGTCTCCTCTAACCAAGAAGCCAGCTTAAGGAACGAAAATGGCCATGGCAAATAAACTGTACGAGTACCTGACATTTAATCAGGCGCACGTTCAACTTCTAGAAGAAGATAACAAAATGACTGGTGGTAAGGATCTCTGTATGAAAGGGATCTTTATCCAGGGTGACGTAAGAAACCAAAACCAGCGTGTTTATCCTGTTCGTGAAATTGCTAGAGCTGTGAATTCGATCACTGAGAAATTGAGCGGTGGCCAATCAGTAATGGGAGAACTCGACCATCCGGAAGAGTTGTCTATTAACTTGGACCGCGTAAGCCACCTTATCACAGAAATGTGGATGGAAGGTGCAGATGGATACGGTAAGTTGAAAATTGTTCCAACCCCAATGGGCAACATAGTTAAGACATTGTTGCAATCGGGAGCAAAGTTGGGCGTTTCATCCCGTGGTTCTGGAAATGTTGGTGATGATGGTAATGTATCGGACTTCGAAATTATTACTGTTGACATCGTTGCACAACCAAGTGCTCCAAACGCATTCCCAAGAACGATATATGAAAGTCTTTTTAACATGAAGGGTGGTGCCAGTGTAATGAATACCGCAAGGTCTGCATTAACTGAAGCCGCTGCACAGAAACAGCTTGTTAAAGACCTTCACAGATTGATCAACGAGTTGAAAATTTAAGGGGAACTCAAGATGGCAAAAAAACTAGATGAGATCTTGAGCGAAAGCGTTGGACTATCAGAGGATGTCAGAAGCCAGATCGTTGGCTTGTGGGATTCAAAGCTACTCGAAGCACGTGAAGAAGTTGCTGCAACACTCCGTGAGGAATTTGCACGTAAGTTTGAACATGACAAGGGTGTCTTAACAGAAGCAATTGATCGCTTCCTATCTGACAAGGTTCGCGTCGAACTCGAAGAATTCGCCGATGACAAGAGAAAACTTGTCGCTGAACGTGTTGCTTACAAGAGCAAGCTGACAGAGCACACAGGAATGCTAAACAAATTCATCACAGAAGCAGTAGCTAAGGAAATGAAAGAGTTCCATGCTGAAAAGAAGGCCATGAAGGAAAACTTTGGTAAGCTAGAGAACTTCCTGTTGAAGCAACTTGCAGAAGAAATTCGCGAGTTCCGTGCAGACAAGAAGAGCCTAGTTGAACAAAAGGTCAAAATGGTTACCGAAGGTAAGCAGAAGCTACAAGAAACAAAGGCACAATTCATTAAGCGTGCAGCTCAAATTGTTGAGTCTAACATTGAGAAGACACTACGTACAGAAATTGGACAGTTCAAGGAAGACATTCGTGTTGCCCGTGAAAACGATTTCGGACGCAAGATTTTCGAGAGCGTTGCCGCAGAGTTCATGACTTCGTATTTGAACGAAGGAACTGAGCTTAAGAAGCTACAAAAGGTAGTCGAATCCAAGAACAAGGAACTTGCAACACTTAACGAATCAGTTAAGAAGAGCAAGGGATTGATGGAAGGTTTGGATACCAAGTTGAAAGCTACTCAAGACCTAGTTGAAAGACAGAAAGTCATGAGTGAGTTACTAGCACCATTGTCGAAGGACAAGAAAGCTGTAATGAAAGAATTGCTTGAATCGGTTCAGACAAAGAACTTGCAAGGTCAGTACAACAAGTATTTGCCAAGCGTTCTAAATGAGGCCGCTGCACGTAAACCTGAATCTGCAAAGACTCAGTTAACAGAGGCGACATTGTCAGCCAAGACAGGCAACAGAGCGGAGGTCGCTCAAGAGGAAGTTACTGAAGAGAGTTCAGAACTACAACACATTTTGTCCTTAGCCGGAATTAGAAAGTAATCTAGGAGAATACTACAATGGCAACAAAGCTATTTGAATCAAACTGGGGCGCTACAAAAGAAGCCCTATTAGAAGGCCTAAAGGGAACCCGTCGTCAGTCCATGGACGTAGTGTTTGAAAACACTCGTAGATACTTGGCTGAATCGGCAACCGCAGGCGCAACCCAAGCAGGTAACATCGCTGTACTAAACAAGGTCATGCTACCGCTTATCCGTCGTGTTATGCCAACAGTTATTGCGAACGAAATCATGGGCGTCCAGCCAATGACCGGTCCAGTTGGACAGATCCACACTTTGCGTGTTCGTTACGCTAACACAGCCGCTGGCGTTACAGCTGGTACTGAAGCACTTGGTCCATTCGAAATTGCTAAGGCATATTCGGGTAACGAAGTTGCAGCAGATCCAGGCGCAGCATCAACAGCGCGTCTAGAAGGCGTACCTGGTAACAAGCTCAGCATCCAGATCTTGAAGGAAACCGTCGAAGCTAAGACACGTAAGTTGTCAGCTCGTTGGACCTTTGAAGCCGCTCAAGATGCAAACGCTATCCACGGTATCGACATCGAAGCAGAAATCATGCAAGCACTTGCACAAGAAATCACTGTTGAAATCGACCAAGAAATGCTATTCAAGTTGGGTAGCCTAGTTCCAGTCGCACCAACAACCTTCAACCAAGCCGCTGTCTCTGGTACAGCAACATACGTTGGTGATGAAATGGCTGCTCTTGCAGTTATGATTAACCAGCAAGCTAACCTTATTGCTGCACGTACACGTCGTGGTGCTGCTAACTGGGCAGTTGTTTCGCCAACAGCGTTGACAATTCTTCAGTCTGCAACTACATCTTCGTTCGCACGTACAACAGAAGGTACATTCGAAGCTCCTACAAACACAAAGTTTGTTGGTACTTTGAACAGCACAATGCGTGTGTATGTTAACCAATACGCATCTGATGGTGATCCAGTTCTTATCGGCTACAAGGGCCCTACAGAAACTGATGCCGCAGCTTACTACTGCCCATACATTCCATTGATGAGCGTTGGTCCAGTTATGGATCCACAGACATTCGAGCCAGTCGTATCGTTCATGACACGTTACGGTTACTTGGAACTAACCAACACAGCTAACAGCTTCGGTAACGCAGCTGACTACCTGTCGAAGGTTGGAATCGATTCGTCGACATTGAAGTTCTATTAATCCGACTCCAGGATTAGAAAGAAATTTAGGGACCCTCCGGGGTCCCTTTTTGTTTTTCTGATAAATATATCAATATTGTAAGGATATCAAAATGGCAGTATCAGTGAACTCTGTAAAACTAAATTCTGTAAAAATGGGCGCACCCCTTGTAGCACCTACAGGAACATTTACAATTATCCCCGGATCTATTGTAGCTAATGGACTTAGCACAACAACATTTACCTGGACTTCGTCCAACGCAACATCTGCTGTCGGAACTCAGTTCTCTGGACCAGATTCTGATAATGATTGGCCGGGAACAAAATCCCTGTCAGGAAACCAAATTATAGGAGAAGTTATTCTCCTAACAGGTTTATATGTATATGCGATTACATTTACCGGTCCCGGCGGATCTGTTACATATTATGCTAACCTAACAAGAACATAATAAGGAATTCAACATGGCAGTCAGCATTAGAGGTGCATTTCTAAAAGGTCTAAAAATTAGTAGCAGTAGTGGTGGTACTTATTTTATTCTTGATCATTTTAATGGAACAGGAAATATTGGAGATCACACCGGTGACAGTGGTGGTACATGGTCTGATGTTGACGTCGGATATACTCAATACATTGTTTCTAATCCTGAGAACTTTGTTACTGTAGGATTGCCTATTCCTGCAACTCCTGCATTTCAAATTGGCTTAGAGGTTACTCTTGCAATAAAAAATGGTTCTAGATTGATTGCTGCCGCACGAGCATATGACACATCGGGTGGCGGTTTCTTCACAAGTGATGATAACGGAGTCACGTGGATTAAAAGATACAATCAGAAAACTAATTCGGCCGGATATCCGCCAAAGTATATTGATATTAACATCGATGGGAATAACCTTTTTGTTACCACAGATGTAACAGGAGAAGGCTTTAGAAGCACAAATAATGGTACAACTTGGTCAGTAATCGACATATTTTCTTCCTATGCGGTCTCTAATGGATACAATCTTGGGCGCATGGGCACAGATGGTACGACAATATTCTTAACTGCTGGTTATGTCCAAGATCCAAACATTCCATTCTTCACAAGCATTGATAATGGTCTAAATTGGGCACCGACTGATAATGATGCAATATATCCGCGATATGATGTTGCTCCATCATATGTAGGAACAGAATACTCATTTGGACAATACTATACATTTGATAATCAAAATTTTGTCATGTATACCAGTCCTGATGCAGCATCAAATAACTGGACTGCATACGAAATTGACCTAACAATTAATCCGGAGTTAGCTGGCCACTATGGTGGATCTGCATTAGGGGGATTACTCACCGTCTCAGTCACAACACCCGGTAGTGGATACGTAGACGGGACCTATACGAATGTTCCTCTAACAGGTGCAGTATATGGCGTCGGGGCAGAGGCAACAATTGTGGTATCCGGCGGTGCAGTTACATCGGTAACAGTTACCACCCCGGGAACTAATTATCAATCAAACCCATTCAATCCGGGTAATCCACCATCAGACATACTATCAGCAAATAATGCAGACCTCGGTGGTTCGGGATCTGGATTTACGGCAACTGTTCTGACATCGGAATTTGCTGGAGTTACAGTTAACAACGTGTGGCAACTTTCTGCAGATACATGGATTATTTCTGTTCCAGTGGATTATTCGGGCGGTACAAATTATGGACTATGGAGATTATCAGTAACAACTTCTGGATCACCTGGATCACCTGGAAAAATTTCAGGGGTTCAAATTTCAGATATACAAGATGATGCACAATTTTCTGGATATGCCCCGGAAATTGATACACAAGGTTCGGGAATTCTTATTAGTGGCAATTTATTTCTTTCAAAAGGGCAGGGATACACGAATACATATTTGACAACAGCCGCAGATCCGTCAACAGCAGCATCAAACAATCAGATGGCATACACATTTACACCATATGAATGGTATACTGGATTGTGGCTTGCAACAGTATTTCCGGGATATATGTTTTATGATGGTACAACATTGGCTCTCTCCCCGTCCAGTAATACCACTGTCGGTGATCAAACAATTACTATCGGTACTGGCACACCGCACGGTGCACCACCGGCTGCAATACCAGTTATTCAGACCGTAGAACTTTCCGGTGGCCAGGCACAGATGCAATCTAGCTATCAGTATGGTATGTATATGCTTTCGTCACTTGTACCGCCTGCCGGGAACTTCTACGTTGAGCTCGATATTGATATGACAATCACAGCATATAATTACAATATCATATTGATGCCAGTTCAGGGTAGCACACAATACGGACCTCAACTTATCGCATTTTTTGACTCAACAGGGTATACACCGTATGATAAATATACCACTTCGATGTCATTAATAGCTGAAGATGGTGAGGCAGTATCCTTAATCCCGCTCAATGGCAGTCTGCAAAAGACAACCGGAGTTGGTACAAATGGAATTCACACACTAAGGCTTGAAGTAACAAATAGTAATCAAACATTTACATCATTTTTTGATGGAGTTCAACAGGATCAACAAATATTCTTAGTTAATGGCGTTGAATATTTTAATATAACTTCTGTAGGTACAGGCTATACATCTGGTACATATCTCGATGTTCCGTTAACTGGTGGAACAGGCACAGGGGCAAGAGCAGATTTTGTTATGAGTTTTGGATCTATAGGTGTTATTAATTCTGTAGATACAGGAACAGGTTATGGTGATGGTTTTTATTATGATGTTGTTTTAACAGGCGGAACAGGTTCCGGTGCCACAGCTAATTTTCAGGTCTCAACCGGGAATGTTGTTTCTGTAGCGATGCAAACAGCCGGGGATGGATACACAGCCGGGGATCATTTATCTGTAAATAATATTGATTTTGGTGGTACTGGTTCCGGTTTTGATCTTCTAGTTGTAAATATTAACGAAGACATTACTTTAAACATCACCGACCATGGATCTGGATATAATGTAGCAGATGTAATGAGTGTACTTTCCTCAAATGTCGGGGGTACCGGATCTGGATTTACTGCAAGCCCGCAACCAGGACAGATGCCAGTGATTGATTCATTTATGATTTTCTATCAACCAGGTACAGATTTCTCAAAGACAGCATTGCTTGATTTACGTGGTGGATCATTGTAAACATAGAAGAAAAAGAAAAGCAGCCTTCGGGCTGCTTTTTTGTGGCCAAGGATATTTGAATCATCTGATAAATATAAGAAACGGTAGGTATACATCTCATGGCACAAAGAGTAATAGTTCAAGACGGAATAGTCTTATATACAGCAAGCGATCCATTGTCTGTCGACATGGATTTCAGTGTGGCCGGCCAAGTAAACGTCAGCAAACAAGTTAATATCGGTGATGATCTTCTTGCTCCGGGACTTATTGAAACCCCATTAACAAGTGGTGTAGATTTAATCCTAAGAACTCACAATGATGGTGGCACCTACGGAAATATTAGACTTGACAGTGCAACCGATGGTAATAGAATTATTCTTAACAATGTTGCATGGCCCGACGGCACTGTTTCTCCTGTACCCGGTATGTATTTGGGAGTCTCGGCCCTAAATACATTGCAATTCTATACGCTACCTGCTGGATCTACACCTGCATACGAAATTCAATCGGCGGTTGCAGCACAAACAGTTTTTAATACATTAATTTCGACAATTGCAAATAGTCCGGGTGTTGCCCACCTTCAGGTTTTTGTCAACGGTGTTAAGCAGATTGAGGGGCTTTCTAAAAATTATCAAGTAACAGGCCCAAACCAAATAACTTTCAACGCAGGTTTACTATTAAGTGACGATGTTGAATTCTATGCATTCCCATAAAGTAGGATAAATTCATGACACAACAAAAAATTCTAAGCAGTCAGTTGGCAGATTCGGGCGTTGTACCCGGCGCTTACACATCATCTAACGTAACTGTTGATGCCGCCGGTAGAATTACAGCAATTGCAAACGGATCAAGTAGTCCAATAATACCATTGAACGAGATACCATATGGTACAGGTTCGGGTATTACATCGGAGCCGGCATTAACATATAATCCTACCACCAATACAGTTAACGGAACAAATATTATTCTTACAGGTGATGCATTCACACCTGGCACACTTATAGCCAGTAACGGTATAAGTACGGTTTCTTATGGTATTCCAAACCGTGGCTATATTTACATGGCACCTAACCTCTATGTAGAGGATATTACCGGTGTTTTATATTTTAATGGATCGGACAATAATCCAAGAGCGTCAATTGGTTGGGCAGATACCGCTGGCGAATTAAGATATACCGGCACCGGAAACTCATTTGATGGTTATCTTGCAGTGGGATCAAGCGCCGGGCCCGGCGCTGGCCGAGGAGTATTTACACCTACACTTAAGATATTGAGTACAGGCGGTATTGACGCAAGTGGAGAAGGCACTGCAGGGCAGGTTCTTACATCGGGCGGTCCGGGTAACCCTCTAACCTGGACAACCGCATCCGGATCTATTTCTGCTCCTGTAAATGAGATTGTATATGGAACCGGTGCAGGAACAACTTCCGATCCGGCATTTACATATGATTCCGGAACCGATACTCTTACTATTGCGAGTGCAGGACCTGGATTGATCACAACCGATGCCGGCCAAGCCTTAACAATTCAACCCGGCGGAGCATTAAATCTTTATTCGGGAACCAATCCTACAGGAAGTAATCTAACTATCACTGCCGGTCTTGGATCTGCAGGCAACGGTGGCCAACTAGATATATCTGCAGGCCAGGCCCTTGGTGGCCAGGGTGGTAATTTAACCATTGCTGGTGGTAGTGCTGTAACAGGAAGCTTTGCCGGCGGCGCGGTCTCTATCTCTGCAGGCACCTCCACTGGAACTGTTCAGGGCGGAATAGCAATTCTTCAGGGTGGCGCATCTGTGGCGGGTAAGGGAGGTGATGTTCTTGTCGCCGCCGGGTTATCATCAACACCTGTCCAGCAAGATGGTGGACTTACACTTCAGGCTGGTCAGTCGGGACACAACGGTGGTCACGTTAAGGTAATGACAAATGGAACAGAACGTTTGCGTATAGGCAGTCAAGGAACATGGAAAATCAATGGCACTAGCGGTGGCGCCGGACAGGTATTAACATCCAACGGTCCAGCTGCAACCCCGACATGGGAAGATGCAGGCGGCGGAGGTGGATATCTATTCGTTGCAAGTCTTAGCGCATCGGGCGTCACATTTAATGGAAGCCCCGTTACAACATGGACAGCTGGCGTATCATCGACCGCATCATATTGCCACTGGGATGCTTATTCAAGTTCTATCATCTTTGATACTGCCGGGGAATACAGAATCTCAATTATTGCATCAGCAAGTGGTAATGGATCTTGGCCAGACGGATTAACCAGTTATGGTACCACAGTAACAAATTCTAACTCGAACTATGAAACAAGACATTCATCATATGCCGCTGCTTATCCAAATAATTTCCAAGGAATTGCTGATTTTACCAGTGCCCCATATCAGTATAACGAACAATGGACAGATGTCTTTGTTTTTGATCGTGGAGTCGGCCAATCTCAGCAAGTAGGTGTCTACGCTGCTAACTATCCGTCAAGCGGAAGTGTTCTATATGTCCAGGCAATTGTTATTGTTGAATTGATTGGCCCACCGGGATTCTAATATGAGGAGATTGGTTATTACTCCCTGGGACGGAAAAAATGCCAATCTTTTAGACAGATGTGTTGAAAGCGTAAAAGAAAGCGGAATAGAACATCGCGTAGTACAGTGTGGTCCCGAGTGGGAACTAACAATGTATTCCATGAGAAATGATGCTGACGCAATAGCCTGGGTAGATGCTGACGATATTGTGTATCCTGGCGCCATTGTTCTTGCATTTGATATGCTTGAGCAACATGATGTCGGCCTCGCCTATACAAATGAATGTAGAATAGATCTTAATGATAAACAGACCTATTCATTTACAACAATTCCGAGAACTACATGGGACCTTGCAAGTCATCCAGGATCTGTACATCACTTAACAGTTACAAGAAAAGACACAATTACTGATCGCGTATTAGAGGTCCATAAAAGAACTAGAACACCGCTCGATTGGGCTATGCGTGTAGACGCAGCAGCGCACAGGGGAATGGTTCATGTTCCAATTCTTGGATACGGATGGAGAGAGCATCCGACGCAAATCACGGCAAATCCAAAATGTCAGCTTGAGATGAGAGAAAGTATTCCACAAGCACGTAATAGTTTTCGAGAATGGATAACCGGAATTAAGCAGACCTAACTATTATCACAAAAGTGATAAATAATGAAAACACCGATAAGGTAACGGGAAATTCATTATGGCAATCAAGGTTAGCACGCTATTAGGACACAATACCGTCGTACAAGACGATGCTACGCCGATACTCGGTGGAGATCTTGACACTGATGGTTTTGAAATTGCTAATGGTGCGTCTCCAGTAACAATTTCGGGAAATGATTACCCAACAAATACAGGTACGAACGGTCAGGTCTTAACAACTGACGGTTTTGGTAACCTATCTTGGCAAAGTGCTGCATCTGGATCAATCACCCTAGTAGGTGATGTAACTGGTACAGGATTTTCTCCTGTAACTACCACTCTAAATAATACAACCGTTACCCCCGGTACATATGGATCAGCCTCATCGGTTGGTGTATTCACAGTAAATTCCCAGGGAAGACTTACAGCAGCGTCAAATGCTCCAATTTCTATCACACCTGCACAAGCAGGATTGGGTAATGTAACCAATTCATTGCAGGTTATCAATGCGGGTGGAGCACCGAGCATCAGGGAAGGTACCGGTGCTCCAGTAGGATCCGACACACTCGGTGCAATTTATATTGACAGGGCCACCACTGGCGGCAACGGTATTCTTTATTATGATGGATCTGCATGGCAAGTTATTGGGCAGAAACTTAACCTATATGATGAAAATTCTGCAACTTTTGTTGCCCCTGTAGCTACTGGAACAGCTTCTATTGCATTAGGGTCTGGTGCAGAAACATCAGCAACTGCGCCAGGCTCGTTGGCTATTGGTCTTCAATCACTAACAAGAAATCAGGGTGCAGTTGTTCAAGCAAGTGGAAGATTTGCAAGCAACGGTGATGCACAAGCTGGTAGGTACATGCTTAGAAATGTTACCACAAGTAATACATCACAAGAACTTTTCATTGACGGTAGCGGCGGTTCAGTAAGATTGACTCTTCCGGACGATTCAACTTGGACTTTTAGGGTTACCGTAACAGCACACAGAACAGATTTGGGAAATGGACATGCGGGCTATACAGCCCAAGGGGTGATCTATAGAGGGGTAGGTGCTGCCTCTGTAGCAATCCAAGGATCGGTGAATAAGACGGTGTTAGCCGAGTCAAACCTATCCTGGGATATAAATATAACAGCAGATACCACGAACGGTTCATTAAGAATTCTTGTGACTGGTGAAAATGCAAAAACAATTCGCTGGGTCGCTTTAGTCGAAACTGTAGAAATTACCAACTAAGGAAAACAATAAAATGGATTTTGATTTTGACACGGGCACGATTTACGGCGGACTTTCAGCCCTAGACGTAACAACTCTACCACCACTAGGCGGACAGCTTGGCGTCCTAACTGTTTATGGAACAGGCGCTATTACAATTCCAAAAGGATCGACAGCACAAGAACCGTCTATTCCAGTATCGGGCATGTTCCGTTACAATACAGACATTAATCAGCTTGAATATTACGACAGTACAACCTGGCAGCAGCTAACCTCTACTGCAGGAACTGTTTCATCATTTCAGACTACATTATCAGGATTAACTCCGAATACAGCGACAACAGGTGCTGTAACTCTGTCTGGCACATTGGGCGCAACGTCCGGAGGTACTGGCACATCCACTGCTCCCGCGGCTGGCCAGTTTCTATATTCCACTGGTGGCAGTACATATTCTGCGACCGCCTTGTCGGGATTTGCTGTAACAACATTCAGCGCAGGTACAACTGGATTCACACCAAGTTCGCCAACAAGTGGCGCAATCACACTTGCAGGTCTTCTGGGACTCGCAAATGGTGGTACAAATGCCTCCTTAACTGCAATCGCCGGCGCCCCAATTTATAGCACTGCGTCAGCATTTGCACTTGGAACTGCAGGCACAACAGGGCAGGCATATATTTCAGGCGGATCAGGAACCCCAACCTGGAGAAATGTCTCATCTGACATTGACACGGATCCGAGTGCAATTCTTGCAGGAAATGGCTCCGGCGCATTTACTGCAACAGGTGGAACATTTCAAGGTTCGGGATCATTCTCAGGTGTCACTCTAAATGGTACTGTTACAAATGGAACAGACGCAACGACAAAGAATTATGTCGACAATGTCGCAAATGGTCTTTCATGGAAACAAGCAGTTCGTGCAGCAACAACAATTAACGGTACATTGGCAACAGCATATGAAAATGGCGATACTATCGATGGTGTAACACTTGTTACTGGCGATCGTATCCTTATTAAAGATCAGAGTACCCAGACAGAAAATGGAATCTATGTTGTAAATGCAACAGGGGCGCCAACTCGTTCATCTGACGCCGATACCGGAACTGAACTTGTGGGTGCAGCAGTATTTATTGAAGAAGGAACAGTTAATGATAACACTGCATGGACTCAGATTACAAATGCACCTATTACAATCGGTACATCGAATATTGTTTGGACACAATTTGCTGGTCCGGGATCATACACAGCCGGCAACGGATTAACACTCATAGGTAATCAGTTCTCATTAATTTCCCCAGTAACTGTTGCAAATGGTGGTACAGGTGTTACAACCGCTCCAACAAATGGTCAGTTATTGATTGGTAATGGTACTGGATACACACTATCGACATTGACAGCTGGTTCGGGAGTTTCTGTAACAAACGGCGCGGGCACAATCACTGTTGCAAACACAGGTGTTCTATCGGTAACAGGTACAGCTTTCCAAATTGATGCAAGTCCGACAACAGGTGCGGTAACTCTAAGCATTCCGTCAACATTTATTGCTCCGGGATCAATTCGTGCAACAACTACACTTCAGGTTATTGGTAACATTGCAAAATCGTTCCTATACTCCGATAACTCGTTGCTTGTAACAACAACCGCAGCACCACTTGATGGAGAATTGCTAATTGGTTCAACTGGTAATAGTCCTTCTAAATCAACTATTACTGCCGGCACAGGAGTCGTTGTTACCAACGGACCGGGATCAATCACACTTTCTGTAGATTCGGCAGCAGTTGTAACATCATTCAGCGCAGGTACAACTGGTTTCACACCAAGCACACCGACAAGCGGTGCAATTACTCTCGCAGGTACATTGAATTTTGCAAATGGTGGTACAGGACTTTCAGCACTTGGTTCAGCTAACCAATTCTTATCTGTGAATCCGGGTGCAACAGCACTTGAATATAAAACAATCACTGCTGGTACAGGTATTTCTGTAACTCCGGGTGCAGGTGTTCTAACAATTGCTAACACTGGTGTTACATCGGTCGCACTAGCACTACCAGCATCGGTGTTCAGTATTGCAGGATCACCAGTCACAACAACTGGTACTTTGACAGGTGCATTCATTTCGCAATCTGCAAATACAGTATTTGCAGCACCTGACGGATCTTCGGGTACACCTACCTTCCGCGGATTGATATTCAATGATATCTCCAATGCAATTCAATTATATAGAGAAAATCCATCAACACCGACAACACCTGTGGCAACTGGTACAAATGCGATTGCTGAAGGTAGTGGATCAACCGCCTCTGGTACAAGCAGCTATGCAAACGGCGACGGTACAAATGCAAGTATTTTTGGATCAAAGGCCTGGGCTAACGGTTCGTTTGCAACAGCAGGTGATGCTCAATCGGGAATGTATGTTCTTCGTAATGAAACAACAAACAACACCGCAACAGCATTGTTCCTTGATGGTACAGCAGGAACTCTACGTCTAGTAGTTGGTAATAACTCTGTATGGACATTTGATATTCTTGTTACTGCACGCAGAACAGATGCAACAGGTGGTGGGGCAGGTTATAGATTTGTTGGTGTTATCCGTAAGGATGCAACTGCAGGATCAACAACATTTGTTGGTACACCTTCTAAGACAGTTATTGGTGAAACAGATGCAGCGTGGGATGCGGCAGTTACAGCAAACACAACAAATGGTGATTTGAGAGTTACTGTTACAGGGCAAAATGGAAAAACGGTTCGCTGGGTTGCGGTAGTGCAGACAGCCGAAGTTACAAACTAATAGGATAAAATAAAATGGATTTTGATTATTCAACGGAAACGATTACCCCCGAGTTAACAAATTTGTTGACAATCGGGGGAACAGGTGCTCTTGAAGTACCAATTGGTATTACAAGCGAAAGACCTGTTACAGGATTGGCCAATGGTGCCCTACGGTACAATACTACATTAAGCGTGCTAGAAGGATACATAAACAGCAGTTGGTATACTGTTACCACTGCTGGTACATCGACTCCATTGGTTCTATCTGGTGATGTCTCGGGTACCGGAACAACTTCAGCAGTCACAACAACTCTTGCAACAGTTAATGGAAACGTTGGCACATTCGCATCTGTAACTGTTAATGGCAAGGGGTTGGTTACTGCGGCAGCAGCACTTTCGGGTGATGCAACCACATCTGGTTCAGTTCTTACATTTGCAACAGTCAACGGAAACGTTGGTCAGTTTACTGCTCTTACTGTAAACGGTAAGGGTTTAGTCACCGCAGCAACTAACCTTGCAGCAACAGGTGATGCAACTGGTACAGCATCGGGAGCAGGCATTGCATTAACATTGGCAACTGTTAACGGTTCGCCACAAACTGACACATTCCGCAAGATTACTGTTAACGGTAAGGGTCTAGTGACAGCTACATCGGCAGTCACATCATCTGACATCACCACAGCATTGGGATTCACACCCGTAAATAGGGCCGGCGATACAATGACTGGTATTCTTAATGCCGGTGGATTTGTTATTTCTAACGTTGGAACTCCGGTAGCAGGTACAGATGCGACAAATAAGAATTATGTTGACGCAGCAGTTTCGGGTCTTTCATGGAAACAAGCAGTTCGTGCAGCAACAACAGTTAATGGAACTTTGGCAACAGCATTTGCAAATGGACAAACTATTGATGGTGTAACCCTTGCAACAGGCGATCGTATCCTTATCAAGAACCAAACAACGCAGACAGAAAATGGAATCTATATTGTTGCGGCATCCGGTACCCCGACACGTTCCACAGATGCCGATACAGGTGCCGAACTTGTAGGGGCAACAGTTTATGTTGATCAAGGAACAGCAAATGCAGATACTGGTTGGACACAAACAACAAATGCACCTATTACAATCGGTACATCGAATATTGTTTGGGCACAGTTTTCCGGTTCTGGAGCATATACAGCTGGTACAGGTTTAACACTCACAGGTAATCAGTTCTCCCTTACTTCTCCGGTAGTTGCAACTCTTGGTGGTACAGGTACAACAACTGCTCCAACAAGCGGACAATTCTTGTATTCTTCGGGTGGTACAACTTATGCACCAACCACACTTACTACGGTAGCAGTCACAACTTTTGCAGGTGGTACAACTGGTCTAACTCCAGCCGCCGCAACAAGTGGTGCGATTACGTTGGCAGGAACTCTTGTAGCTGTCAACGGTGGTACAGGTCAATCAGTTTACGCGGTTGGTGATATTCTATACGCAAGCACAACAACAGCACTTTCCAGACTCGCTGATGTTGCAGCAGGTAGCTATCTACGTTCCGGAGGTGTCAACACAGCACCTGTTTGGTCAACAACAACATTGCCAAACAGTGCAACAACTGGTGATATTTTGTTTGCTTCAGCAGCTAATACATATACCAATTTGGCCGATGTTGCAACAGGTAACGTGGTTATCTCTGGCGGTGTTGGTACTGCTCCATCATATGGTAAGGTTGGTCTAACAACTCACGTTTCGGGTACATTGCCAATCGCAAACGGTGGTACAAATAGTGCTACAGCCCTTTCGGGTAGCTCAATTATGGTTTCTAACGGTACCTCGATTATTCAGGGTGCTGCTGGTACAACCACAACAGTTCTACACGGTAATGCAGCTGGTACTCCAACATATGGTGCAGTTTCTCTAACAGCTGATGTCTCCGGTATTCTTCCACTTGCAAACGGTGGCTCAAATGCTAACTTGACAGCGGTAAACGGCGGCATCGTTTACAGCACGGCTACAGCAATGGCTATCACAGCAGCAGGTACATCTGGACAGGTGTTGACATCCAGCGGTGCAGGTGCTCCAACTTGGACAAGTACATCGGGTCTATTGCAACTCTACAAAGAAAATCCATCATCACCTACAGCACCATCTGCTACAGGTACAAATGCTGTGGCAATTCTTTCGGGATCAGCAGCATCCGGTACAAACGCAATCGCAATCGGTGCAGGTACATCAGCAAACGTCGCTAATATCTTTGCTTATGCAAATGGAAACTTTGCAACAGCAGGCGATTCCCAGAATATTAGAACCATGTGCAGGAATAGTACAACCGACGCTACAGCAACTCAACTATTTGTAGATGGCTCATCACAAAGACTTGTTCTTCCTAATAATTCTGCCTGGACATGTATTATTCGTGTTGTTGGTCGCAGAACTGATGCGACCGGCGGCAACGCTATGTATAGTTTTCTCGCCGGCGTCACTCGTGATGCTACCGCAGCAACAACCACATTGCAGAACTCTTCAAGAACAATTATTAATGAATCATCTGGTTCATTAAATTGTACAATTGCCGCCGATACAACAAACGGATCCCTAAATATCACCGTAACAGGTATTGCTGCACAGACGTGGCGCTGGGTTGCAACTGTTGAAATCACACAGGTAACTAACTAAGATAAATAGTTGATTATCAGGGGATTTAAATGGATTTTGATAGCAATCTAGAGACAATTACACCTAATACCCTTACTACCTTAACAATAGGTAGTACGGGTGGTGTCGTCGCACCTTCTGGAACCACGGCCCAACGCCCTGGTTCACCAGTTAGTGGAACCTTAAGATACAACACAACAACTTCTCTAATCGAAATATATCAGAATGGTATTTGGATTAATATTGGATCAACGGTCCCTGCAGGTGTATCTACTAACATTCAATTTAACAATGGTGGAATATTTGGTGGAACATCTAATTTTAATTACGTCGCCGGAACAAATCCACAGGTAAATTGTATTGGAACAGCGGCTACCACGCAACTTGCAATAGGCTCACCCACACCTACAAATACAAATGTCACCCTTGGATCGAATAACTCGACAGTCTTTATTGAAGTTCCTGCTGATACAATATCTGAGGGACTTCGAGTATATTTCCATAGATCTACGGCAGGCATCAGCGGATGGATTACATATGATTATGATGGTGCAGCACCAAATATTCGTCTGACAGATGAGGACGACGATCCACCGTATATTCAATTTAACACTATTGGTACCGGAACATATTTATTGCCATAATATACTAGCCTATTTGGAGGTAGGGGTCCGGCCGCCGGCCGCACAACCGGATTCGAATGGAAACTTGGTACAAATACAGCCGATTGGTCTGCCGCATCAACAATAATGTTAATGGATACGCAATTCTTAACACTACCCGGTGGTTCATTTAATGGTGCCGCCGCAACCGGTACAACTGCAAATCGTCCGACACCTGCTTCGGGAATGATAAGATATAACGGAACTCTGAACCGATTTGAATCATATGAACAATCTGCCTGGTTGACCTCCTCTGGAGTGTTAGATAAATCAACAACCTCGGTAACGGCGACCACCGCCGCCGCGACAACGTTGTTTACCTTTTCTGTTCCCGGAAATACATTAAACACCGACGGTATATTAAGATTAACTATGAATGGCTCATTTACCGTCGGTGGAACAGGACGAACATGCACTATAACTATTTCCTATGGTGGTACTACAATGTGGACCGACACCACTGCAACCGTCACTAACGGATTGGTAATGGGTTGGTCGATGGATCTAATGTTAGCAGCAAATAACTCCGCCAATGCTCAGACACTTAGTGGGAATATTACACTGGGAACACCTGGTGCACCAACAACTGGTACTGCTGGTAATTTTGCAGCCGCATTAAATACGGCGCCAACCGCAACCACAAATATTTTGGGTTCGGCTGCATTTGCCTCAGCAGGTGCAGGCACATTCTTAGTTCAGGTAAGTTTTAGTGGAACAGTTACCGGATTCATTAAAAATATTCATATCTTAGAGAAATTATAATGGCAACAATATATAATAAAGTTACGAGAGAATGGGGATCAATAGATGATACGTCTTCCCTTTCAACCGATTGGTTAATTAATCCTATATTCACAGACCAAAACTTAGCAATGGCGTTGGGACAAGATTATTGGCAATTTACTGGAAATACGATTAGTACAATTACTCAGAACGAATATGATATTATTAAAGTTACGCAATCTAAAGATAGAGCGTGGACTTTAATACAGGCCGAAAGAGAACGTAGAATATATACATTAGGTGTACAAGTTTCCTCAGACCGATTTCATAGTGATCCTACCTCGCGGGTTCAATTTGTTGCTTTAGCATCTTATGGAAATACAATGCCAAACACCATCTATTGGAAAACAATGTCGGGTTCTTTCGTCTTAATGACTCCGACATTGGCCTCTCAAATTGTTTCGGCAGTTGCTAGTATGGATTCGGGTATTTTTGCTTATGCTGAGCAATTAAAGTCGGCTCTTTATGCAAGTACAGATCCATCAAATTTTGATATCTATACAGGTTGGCCAACCACATTCACATCTTTAACAATTGGTAATTTATCGGGAACATTTTCTAAGGTAACTACTGATTCGGTAGGAAGGGTAGTTTCAGGATCAAATCCAACAACACTTCTCGGATACGGAATAACTGATGCAATTAGTTCATCTGAAAAGGCAGCTATCAATGGTGTAGCTACATTAGGGGCTGATGTTAAAATCACACCAGCACAGTTACCCTCTGTTGTTTCGGCAATATCTACACAGAATATTGCCCAAAGATCTTTTCTATCGCAGACTGTAGATATCTCGGGAATACTTCAACCTATGTTGGCACGTAATAAAGTAGGTTATTGGGCGCCACCCGGTAACGGAACAACTGTGCCTGGTGTTTTCGGAATTACAGCACCGACCGCCCTCGGGACCGCAACAGCAAGAACCGTTGCTACCACTAATTTAGCCAACAGAATGAGACGAATTGGGTATCCCAGCGCGTCCACAGCAGCATCATTTGCTGGTGTGAGAACTGCTGTAGCACAATTCACATGTGGATCGGGAATAGTTCGTGATGGATCGGGATTTACTCTTGTCGAACGATGGGTAGAAAGCACACCCGCACCTGTCGCAGGACAACGAGCCTTTGCTGGCATGTCTAGTACCACGGCAGCACCATCAAATGTAGAGTCAAACACATTAACTAATTCGATAGGTATTGGTCAACTATCAACAGATGCTACACAATGGTATTGGATACAAGGCGGATCATCGGCACAATCGGCAATGGCTATTGGGGCATCTATAGGTGCTCCGGCCGGAAACTCGACAACTGTTTGGGAATTAGCTATCTATTGCCCCAATAATATTGCCAATACATATTATCTATTACTCACAAATGTAACCACAGGTGTTACAGCGAGTACCACAATGTCGGGTACGTCGGCACAGATACCTTTATCAACGACATTATTGGCTCACAGACACTGGATTTGCAATAATGCAACCGCCCTCGCAGTGAGTATGGACCTTTGCTCATTGTATATTGAAACGGACAACTAACCATTATGTATACTATTTTTTTAGACTCGGGCGAGGTAATGCGTATCTCGGATTCTAAGATTGTCGCGCCAGCTCAAGATGAAAATGATTTAGATTTTATAGAGTATAAGACATGGATCGCCCAGGGCAATTCACCTACTGTAGGATCAACCTCTGCAGCGGGATTATCCGAGCAAAAAATTGATAAATGGCGTCTAATACAAATTGAACGAGATAGAAGAAAGGCCGGTGGTGTTCAAGTTGGAGCTAATTGGTTCCATTCTGATGATACATCAAGAATACAGTTTATTGGATTATTGCTGTATGGTGCTAATATGCCAGCTAATATTATGTGGAAAACAATGTCTGGATCTTTTGTTCAAATGACACCTACATTAGCTCAGCAGATTTTTGGATCCATAGCAGCTAAGGATACATTAATTTTTACAATAGCAGAAACACACAAGGCCCAGGTATATGCATCGTCGACACCAGGTGTATACAATATCTTTAATGGCTCGCCAGCCTGGCCACTAATATATGGAGAATAAAATGAAAAATCTTTGGAAATCTTTTGCTAATTGGGCAGTTATTACCATTGGAAAGATACATTGGGGATATAAGAAAGGCCTAACAGCATCAGAACTTGATGATATTAGAAAACTTCTAACGCCTCACTATTATGTAATCCTTACCCATAGGAAGAATCACCTGTCGACATTCTTTGTTGGTCTTGCAAGTTGGTTACTAACTCTGAAATGGAGTTATTGGGCTCACGCACTAATGAATCTGGAAGACGAAGTTAAATCTGATGATGACTTTAGGCTTGTAGAAGCAACAGGTGCTGGAGTTAACTATTCACCATTTGATCTTGTATTTGAAGTTCACGGAGTAACTTTACTCAAGCCTAAGAACATGTCTGCAGATCAGTGGACAGTTGTTATGGATAAGGCAATGACCGAAGTTGGCAAGCCTTACGATTCGTTGTTTGATTTGAAGAATGACAGCGCCCTAAGTTGTGTCGAACTTGTTCGTACAGCACTAATGGCCGAACCAGACTACGAGAAGAACTTTGCTAACTTTGAAGAAATGATCAAGAAGCGTAAGAATCTAACACCACAGATGTTTTACGATTGCCCAGATTTTGAAATCGTTTACGAAGTTAGACACCGCTAGGATGTTGATTGATTATTAGTTTAATCTTTTCAATAGACTTTAGACTACAGAAACTTATTTTAGCACCTTGGTGCATTGGCTTCGGCCATTCTCCAAGATCTATCCAACAGTACCCGCAGCTCTCAGCATTCAATTCGGGTACAAACTCATCTTCGACTACACTCACGAAAGAATAATACTTGAAATGTTTATCTTTACTCTGATATACATCAAAGGGATAGATTTTTTCAATATCGGGAACAGATCCCATTTCTTCTGTTAGTTCACGAAGAAGCGCATCCTTAGGTTGTTCCCCGTTTTCTACCATTCCACCCCAAAGTGACCAACACATTGAATGCGTCTTATGTGGCGCGCGAAGATTTAGTAAAACTCTTTTAGTTTTTGTAGAAACAAATATTGTTCCTACACCGGTCTTATTCGTAATTTGATTGACATTGTCCATAAAACTATTTATAATAAATAAATCTATGAACTACACATTACACTATGAGAGATTGATTGAACGGGCGCAGGAACGATCAATTTTACCAGATGAATATTTTGAAGAGCATCACATTGTTCCTAAATGCCTGGGTGGTGATAACTCGGACGAAAATCTTGTTAAGTTATTTCCCGAAGAGCATTATGTTGCACATCAGTTATTGGTTAAAATTTATCCAAAGGAGAAAAGTCTTGTATATGCTGCCCACATGATGGGTAACACAAGAAAAGGCAACAAGTCATATGCCTGGCTTCGATTAAAGTTTGCTAAAATTCGATCAAAAACAAAACATTCAGAAGAAACTAAAAGAAAGATATCCGAAACTCAAAGAGGAAGAATTGGACCGCCTATGCCCGAATCTACTAGATCGGCAATTATTTTAGCAAATACTGGGAGATCGCCATCTAATAAAGGTGTTCCTATGTCTAAAGAAACTAAAAGAAAGATTACAGCAACGATGGAACCAATTTATGAATCAAAGCGCGGGATACCTATGCAAATTATTGAATGTCCACATTGTAATAAATCTGGAAATAAAATTGTAATGCATAGATGGCATTTCGATAAGTGTAAATCAATTATTCATAATTATTGATCACGGTACCATCGGGTGCTTGAATAATATTATCGATTCTCCAGAAGCCGGGTCCAAATTGCCCATAATAAGTATATGTCCAGTCACTTGTGGAAGAATCAAATCTATATTGACTCGAATTTGCGTTGTTGACCACATAATTCATTCCAGATGCAGTTCGTGAATCAAAGGAGACCATCCAATTCACGCCGTTGTATTCAATGATGTCATTAGGGTAAGCAACAATGAATTGCCCCCACGGACTTGTTGGAACGTTTAACGGAATAGCTGGTTCTTCGCCTGTACTGTTTGCTGAAGTTAGAAGATACCGCTGGCCCGCAGCAGCCAGCGGTAATCCGTGCCCGGGCCACACTTCTGTAGGATCGATAATGTTTGCAATCGGTAACATTGTGGTTGCAGGCAATGTATCAATGTCCGGAGTAAAAATCAAGACGTTTTGATTCATTGGGTCTTGCACAATGCCGCCGATGATGTCTGTATCAGTAACATCGAGATCGGGGTCAAGCTTTAGCCTAATTTTGGTGATATTAGGCGTGATCTGCCCGTATTTTTGTATTAGACTTCCCCAGCTTAGTGCAGGATCAACTTGTCCAAACTCGTTAAGCAATGTAATGGTATCTGTTGGGCCTGCATTGGCTACTGAAATTTTATAGTTGCCTTCTGATGTAACAATCTGAATAGGAATGCCACCGTAACATTTGAACGGATCATATTCCTTATCAATTCTATTACGTAGGTCATCAACATCGGCCACGTTGTAAACCTGTGTAACAATTTCAGCAATAAGTCCGCTTCTCTTAAGTTTAGCAGGCGGATTAATCCAAGCTTCGACCTTGAACTTGAAACTCATTACATCACGTTCTTCTGTGCCACCTTGTGGAATAGAACGATTGGTCCAGCTAAAATCTTCCAGCCAGACTTCAAAAATACTTGTCCAGTCTAGTAGATTACTGTTCTGTTGAAGTTGAATAGATGGATTGAAGATGGTCATAATCTGTTCCATCAACTGAAGTTTTGTGGTTGTATTGGTTGTCCAAACATCAAGCTTGAACATGATATCAATAGGCACAGGCATGTAACGTTCTACATCTTGTCTTACGCCCGGCTCTGAACCATAAGTCTGTGTAAGTGGATCAAACTGACGTTCTACCGTAGAAACTTTACCTACGTATTGCGTATCTTGTCTACGCTTTGGTTGATGCTTAATACTTTCAATCCATGCACTGAACATAGGTGCGGGTAGCATTGTATTCTCACTACCACCCTTGATAAGTTGTGCAACAAGCCATGATGGATCACCGTATAAAATAGGTACTTGTTGAATAGTGTAAAGCCCGTTGGCGTCTGGACCGTTTCTAACTTTGATATCAGAAAAGATTCGCATAAACTGTAGTAGGTAACGTCTTACCTGGCCATCATAGAAAAAATCCATTATACTCCAGATCCGGGATCAATAACGCCCGGACTTCCTGTGTTAGAACTGTTACCACGCAGAGCAGCACGGTCATCCGCAATTGCAGATCTTGCAGCTTCGGCAGCGGTAGTTTGGGTTTTACGCTCTGCGTAAAGATCGACTTTCTGTTTAACAACTTGTGACAATGCTTGTTTCTCTGGTAGAATTGTTCCATCAGAAAGAACGGTATCTCTATTGTTATCAATGAATGTATCGAGAACTCTATTGTATGCAGTCCATGCCTTCAAAACGTTCACCTCTATAAGTTTGAAACAGTTTCCCTGCTTCTGAAATAGTCTTTCTGGATAATAGTCAATACGTAGATAGTATTGCCCATCTTGCATTCCGGGCGGGAAAGTAATACCCGCACCAACAAGTGGTCCCGATGGAACTAAATTGTCCGTATTATCTGTAGAAAGGTTTGGAGGAGCGCCATCGCCGCTGAAATAGTTGCTGCCAACAATAGGATATCCTGTTTCATCTAGGTAGATGTATAGGTTAGCACTTTCAAAGAACTTAGGATCAAAGAAAGCATTCTTTTCAGCTTCTGCGACAACAGCATCATTGATGCCAATAATCTTGCAGAATAGGTCTAGTGAGTTCTTAATATCTGGGTTACATCCTAATCCTGGATTGCCATTTTTATCTGAAACTTCTGCAAAACCGTCTGGCATAACTCCAATGCCTTGTCCAACACCACCAGCAGTTTGTCCTGTAGCAGCCTGATCGATAATCTCTGTGAACTCTACAGAAGCAGTCATCAACTTAGCCCTTACAAGCCAAATATGCGGAAACCATTTCTGTCCATATCCGGCAGCAGCATAAAGCGCATCCTGCACAACATAGTAACGATTGATACCAACTGCATTATCAAAAATGGGAACATCACGCATGCTTGGAAACTCTAATACATCACCTGCAATAAGTTTTCTACCTAACGAATCAAGCATATCATTATAGTGAAAAGTAATACGGATGACATCTGAACTCAAAAACACACCAAACTGTGATAGGTCGTAGTTTACGTCCTGTGGTTGGTGATGTCCGCGTAGCTCAATAACATTAGGATTGTATTTACGATTGTTGTTTGTTAGAAACAAAACGTCTTGAATAGTTGTTAACGAGGTGTCTGTATTTCCTGCGGAATCAGTTGTTGGACCCTCGTACATATGCACAAGAATACCGTCACCGGCAATTCTAAAATTTTCGCCAATGGCACGATCTATGAAATTAAAATCTGTACCCTTAACTGGATTCCAAAGTGAAATTCTTGCCATACCTGCCCTCGTTTTATGTATTTATCAATGAAGGAGATATAAAATCGCAGTAATTCTGTTTATTGATAAATAAGTGATAAGACATGACTAGCACCGTGTGCTAGACAGGATAATACCTGAACAGGAGAGCTTATGTCAGTAACAATCAACGCCAAAGGCACGAGCGTATCAACCTTCATGGTTGGTAAAGGTGGACTTCAATTATCACAAGCTGGTGAAATTACCCCACCACCAACTAATGATTTGGTATTTAATCTTGGCACAGACAAAAATGTTATTTTTGATGCTGGTGTAGCAGGTCCGGCCCTAATCACCACCTCTGATGATCAAGATTTACACATCAACCCCGCTGTAGGCGGCGGCCAGTATCTTATTCTAAATGCACTTCGCTGGCCAACAACCGATGGTACAGTTGGTCAAGTTGTAGGTACAAACGGTGCTGGAATTCTAACATTTGTTGACCAGGGTAACCTTGCAATACCGGATAAAGAGATTGTATTTGGCACCGGTCCGGGCACAGATAGCAGTTCGGATCTAACATTTAATTCAACCTCATTATTAATGACACTCGGTGTTACCGGATCCGGTAAAATTGTTAGCGGTGTAGGGAATGACCTAGAAGTAAGAACTGGAATCAATAGTACATATCTTGGATTATACGGCGGCGATGGGGCAAGTTTCGGTGCCGACGTTGAAGTGGGTGCAGGTGCAGGTACATCAGATTTTGGCGGAAACATTACGGTATATGGTGGTGCCGGAGCAACCAGTGGTGGTTCGATTAGTCTAACTGGTGGTGCAGGAACTACATTAATTGGTGGTTCGATAACTCTTACTTCGGGCACTGGAGTTACAGGTGCCGGCCCGATAAATGTTACTGCGGGCGATGCTACAGGAACAGGTGCAGCCGGCGCAAATATTACATTAACTGGCGGAACCTCAGTTGATAGTGAGGCCGGCGGTGTAACCTTGCAGGGTGGCGTATCAACCAGCAATTATGGCGGACTTCTTTATCTTGCCGGCGGCACCGGTGACTCAGGTGGTTCTGTCACTATTAATGGTGGCTCAACTGTTGGATCGGGACCTGCAGGATCTGTAACTATTGCCGGCGGATTTGCCCAATCTGGTGGATCAATCTTCGCAGGATCAGCATTTTTGTCCGGTGGTGTGGCTATCGATGGCACTGTCGGAAGTCCGCTAGGTGGTGTAGTCACTATTACAGGTGGGGTACACGATAATGCAGCACAGGATGCTTCTAATGGTGATGGATCAGCAGTATATATCAACGGTGGTTACGGAAATTATGGAGCCGCAGCCTATGACGGTGGCTCTGTAAATATTAAAGGCGGCAACGGTGACCTCGGTGGAAATCTAAATCTCAGTGCTGGTGACTCCGACGGAGCAACCGGTGCCACTGTGGCAATTAATGGTGGTGTAGCAGCAACAACTGGCGGAAATATTATCCTCAGCACCGCAACCTCAACCACATTATCTGAACGTTTTCGGATTCTCGGAAATGGTTCCTGGTCCATTGGATCGACAGGAACAGAGACGGGAACCGCAGGATTTGTCTTAACTACCAATGGATCGAGTGCCGCACCGACGTGGCAGGCACCGGTACCGGCAGCACCAAATTATCAAGAATTTTCAGCTACAGCATCACAAACTGTGTTCAACACATCAATTCCAACTGTGGCTAAAGCAGGTACAAAAGCGTATCTTCAGGTATTTGTTAATGGTATCTTCCAACAAGAGGGAGCCACAAAGGCATTTACTGTTACAGGTGCAACTCAGATTACCTTCAACGCTGGATTAGCTGCGACAGACGATGTTGTTATATACGGGTACGTATAAGGATAGAATATGGCACAAAAGAAAATCACTGGAGTTCAACTTGATACAACCACTATCACCTTGTCGGGTGGTGCATTAACTCCATCGAGTATAGCTGCAACTGGTACGGTTACCGGTTCTAACCTTTCCGGCACTAATACAGGCGATCAAACAATATCACTTACTGGTGATGTTACGGGATCTGGTACAGGTTCTTTTGCTGCAACTCTTGCAACAGTGAATAGTAATGTTGGATCATTTGGTACAGCAAGCTCAACCGGAACTTTTACTGTAAATGCAAAAGGATTAATTACCGCAGCAAGCAATACGTCAATTCAGATTGCAGAAACTCAAATTACCGATGGCGCTCTTCTTGCCCGCGTAAATGCAAATGAAACCATTACAGGAAACTGGACGTTCAATAACGTTGTTGTTGGCGTTGATCCTGTCTCTGCAAGCAATTTCACAACGAAACAATATGTCGATAATGCGCTCCTTGGTCTGACATGGAAAGCACCTGTATTAGCGGCCACTACTGCAAACATTACACTTTCCGGTGCTCAGACAATTGACGGAGTGTCATTGGTTGCCGGAAATCGTTGTCTTGTAAAGAATCAGACATCATCACAGAATAACGGAATTTATGTTGTTGCATCTGGTGCATGGACACGAGCAACTGACTTCGATTCTATTACTCCTATTGATGAAATTAACGGCGCAGCCGTCTTTGTAACACTTGGTACAACACAGGGTGATACTGGTTGGGTTGAAACTGCAACCGTTGTCACCGTCGGGACCGATCCAATTATCTTTGTTCAGTTCTCGGCTGCTGGTGCTTATACAGCAGGTGCCGGCCTGTCACTGTCAGGTAATACATTTAACGTAGGCACAGCATCAAGTTCACGTATCGTTGTAAACGTTGATGATATTGACCTTGCAACTGTTGGAACAGCAGGAACATACAAATCAGTAACCACAGATGCATACGGCAGAGTGACTGCTGGAACAAATCCTACAACACTTGCCGGATATGGCATTGTTGATGCTCAACCGTTAGACGCAACACTAACATCACTTGCAGCATATAACACCAACGGTCTTCTCACCCAAACCGCAGCAGATACATTTGTCGGCAGAACCATTACAGGCACAGCAGGCAACATTACTGTTTCAAACGGTAACGGAGTTTCTGGAAACCCAACGCTTGACCTTGCAACAGTTACTGATGCTGGTACAGGAACATTTCTAAAGCTTACTAGGGATTCATATGGTCGTGTTAGCGGGACAACTGCGGTTGTAGCAGCCGACATCACTGCTCTAGTAAATGCGACCTATGTAAATGTTACAGGCGATGTAATGTCGGGTCCACTGCAATTAGATGCAAGCACACAGGTAACATCAAGCGGTTCAGCCGGATCATTGCAGCTCGGATTTCTAAATAGTGCCATCACATCAACTACAGATGCATTTGTAACTTGGGCCGGATCGTCGCAGCCATTAATTAGCTCATTTGGTGGAGCTAACGGGTCATTATTACTTGCAGCTAGAAATATTTCTGGTTCTGCAATTGTGATGTCCACCGGTGGTGTAAATGCTGCTATGATTGATAGCAACGGTAATTTTGGTATTGGAACTACAAATCCGCAGTTCCAGTTTGATCTACAAGGTACAGGTGGATCACCAATGTCATTGACACGTTTTTCTAATACTGCATCTAGTACATCTATTAGCTTGAGACACTCTCGTGGCGCCGCAGTTGGGACAAATACTATCGTTCAAAACGGTGACACTTTGGGAAGTCTTATTTTTAGTGGTGCGAATGGCACCGGTTACGACAGTAGCTCAGCAGTTCGAGGTGAAGTTGATGGAACCCCCGGTGCTTCTGCAGACATGCCCGGTCGCCTCATTTTCCTAACATGTGCAGATGGTTCGGCAACTCTTTCTGAACGTCTGAGAATTGACAATGCTGGGCAGATTGGTGTCGGTGGTGTGGTTCCGGGCTCCTGGTCGGCCTCCGCAAAGGCACTCGAATTTTCATATCCGACATTTGGCATGGACGGTGCCGGCCAGGCATTTATGGGCTTCAATCTACGTGAACAAACCTCCGGTAACTGGTTTTACAAATCAACTGATTATGGATTATTGTTCCGTAGTGGAGGTTCTTCGGGTTGGTTGTGGTCCACGGCACCAAGTGGAACTGTTAATACGGCAGCCACATTAACTGAGCGTATGCGTCTTGATCAAAACGGCATGCTCGGATTAGGTACTACACCATCGGCCTGGTCAACCAGCATGCGTGCCATTGATATCAGCACGGGTGCAGCAATTCGTGGCACCAGTACCGGTATTTCAATGGAATGCAATACGTATTATAACGGTTCGAATTTTATTGCTAAAAATACGGGTGCAGGTGGTGAACTTGCAGTTGATGCAGGCACAATGTATTTCTTCAATGCCGCATCTGTATCTGGTGGTGCAACACAAACAATGGTTGAACGTTTGCGCGTTGATACCAGCGGGGTGTTGACGTTAGGTAATGCCGGAACATCAAATCTCTTTTTAGGATCTGCCTCATCACTCGGAGGTGGTGCAACCAATAGAGCATATATTAATATGAATGGCACAACAGATAGTACCATTTATATGGGCGCAAGCAATTCCGCAGGATTTTATATCTATAACAATGGTGCATCGGGGCTTACACAATTTGTCAATCCGGGTACCGCCACAATGGACTTCTACACAAACGGAAGTCTTCGACAGCGTATCACCTCCTCCGGTGACGTGTTGGTGGGCCGTGCGTCTGGTGGACTTGATAACACCTCGGGAACAACTATCGTCAGCGGTACTATTCAATCTGAGAGATCCTCCGCAACTTCGCTGTTCTTAAATCGTTCAACATCAGATGGAGCGGTTGCTGAATTCCGTAGACAGAACACTCCTGTCGGTACGATCTCAGTTACTGGTTCAGCAACCGCGTACAACACCTCGTCTGATATTCGCCTCAAGGAGAATATTGTTGATGCGGGACCTGCAGGTTTGGTGATCGATGCTATACAGGTGCGAGAATTTGACTTTAAGAACGGTGATCATCAACGTTTCGGATTTATTGCACAGGAGCTTGTTGTGGTTGCACCCGAGGCAGTAAAGGTAGGTGATAATGCTTTGGAGATTGTTGAGGCCTGGGGAGTCGATTATTCCAAGCTTGTACCACTTCTAGTTAAGGAAATCCAAGAGTTGAGAGCTCGTGTTGCTCTCCTGGAAACAAAATAAAGATAAATATAAAAACGGAGTTTTAACTATGCCAATTCAAATTTCAGGAGTACAAATGGGGGTCATCACAGGTGGCCCGTCGTCATTGGCGCTCGAAGACCTTAGCGATGTTAGCATCGTTGCACCAGCAACGGGTCAATATCTAAGATACAATTCTGGCATCAGCGAATGGCAGAATGCATACTTAGGCTCTGACATTTATGATTTTCTAGATACCAATATGTTCGGCTCAAACGGTGTCGCAATAACTTACACACCGGGACCTAACACGATTGATGTTGCATTAAGCCTTACTGCGTCTGGCGATGCAACCGGCTCAGTATCAAGTGGAAATCTTCCACTAACACTTGCAACAGTCAACGGAAACGTTGGAACATTTGGATCTGGATCAGCAATCCCGGTTGTGACAGTTAATGCAAAGGGTTTGATTACCGCAGTCTCAACAGTAGCCTTTTCTGGTACATCACCACTAGCAACAAGCTTGGCAGGTGGTACAACAGGTGCGCTGCCATATCAATCAGCAGCAAGCACAACAGCATTTCTAACAGCCGGTACAGCAAGTCAAGTTCTTATTGGTGGTGCATCAGCACCGTCATGGTCTAGTTCCCCATCTGGTCTAACTTCTGTTTCGGCAACAACTTTTATTGGTGCTCTTAGTGGTAATGCAACCACAGCAACCACAGCCGGATCTTTGGCAACTCCTCGCAGCATTACAGCAACCGGGGATGCTTCTTGGACGGTAAACTTCGACGGTTCATCAAACGTTTCAGCAGCACTAACACTTGCAACTGTCAACAGTAATGTAGGTACCTTTGCAAGCGTAACAGTTAATGGAAAGGGTCTCGTTACCGCTGCTACAGCATTGTCTGGTGATGCAACAACATCTGGATCAACAATCACGCTTGCTACTGTGAATGGTTCGCCACAATCAGATCAATTCCGTAAGGTTACTGTGACCGGTAAGGGTCTAGTGACAGCGACAACAGCAGTCTCTGCATCTGACATCACAACAGCATTAGGATTCACACCTGTCAATAAAGCAGGCGACACGATGTCAGGCTACTTGATTCTAAATGCCGACCCAGTTTCGGCACTTGGTGCAGTTACAAAACAATATGCTGATAACATTGCAGCCGGTGTAAATGTCCATCCTGCTTGTGTAACTGCAACCACAGCAGCACTACCTGCATCTACCTACAATAATGGTGCATCCGGTGTCGGAGCAACATTAACAGCCAATGTCAATGGTGCAATTGGAACTGTAGGTGGTTATGGATCTCTTGCTGTAAATGATCGTGTACTTGTCAAGGATCAAGCATCTCAATTGCAAAATGGTATCTATGTGGTGACTCAGCTCGGATCTGGTGGTACACCATGGATTTTGACACGTGCCTCAGACTTTGATGGAGCCCCTTCTTCCGAAATTGAGGCAGGCGACCTAACCTATGTTCAGTCTGGTACACTAAATGGAACACAATGGGTACAAACTACAACAGGATCAATTACCGTAGGTACAACCGCAATTGTATTCTCTCAATTCTCTGGTGCAGGAACTTATATAGCTGGTTCAGGAATTGATATTTCTTCTAATGTTATTTCTAATACAGGTGTTCTAAGCAACATTGCTGGAACAGGTATTGGCGTATCTGGTGCAACTGGTAACGTAACAATTTCTAACACTGGTGTAACTGCTCTTGCAGGTACAGCCAGCCAAGTATCTGTATCAGCTTCAACAGGTTCAATCACAGTAAGTTTGCCAAGTTCGGTCACAATTGGTGGCACAATGACTGCTGGAACATTCAGCGGAGCAGGTACAAGCTTGACAGGCACAGCAGCATCATTGAGTATCGGTGGTTCAGCCCCGGCAGGTTCTTTAACTGGTGCAACACTGGCAGCAGGTGTAACAGCTTCAAGCTTGACAAGCGTTGGTACATTGGTATCGTTGAATGCAACCGGATCAATCCAGACTAACGGCGGTGTGTATGCGAGATCGGCTACAGCCAACGATGGATATATTAATATTGTTCCTGGTACCGCATCTAACTCGGGATACGTTCAGTTTCTTGCAGCAGCATCTGGCAATACAAGACAGGGTTACATTGGATTCTCAACAACTAACAATTCAATCGACACTGGCACAATTCCATATGTAGCAGGAACTCACGCATTTACTGGCGCAATAACAGCAACAGGAAATATTACTACTTCTGGTGGTGCATTCTCTGGAGCAGGTACAAGCTTGACAGGCACAGCAGCATCATTGAGTATCGGTGGTAATGCAGGTACAGCAACTGTTCTACAGACAGCAAGAACAATTAACGGAACTTCGTTTAACGGTTCTGCCAACATCACAGTTACAGCCTCAACAACAGCAGCATTGACAATGAATAACGGTGGTGCAGGTGTTGCATCTGGCACAACCTTTGATGGTGGTACTGCAAGAACACTTTCATACAACACTCTTGGAGCACCTTCTACAACAGGTACAGGTGCATCGGGCACTTGGGCAATCAGTATTACTGGTAACTCAGTAACTGTTGGTGGTTTCACACCAACAGCAACAGCCGGAACAGCTAGTCGTGTTGTGGTCGCTGATGGATCTGGTTATATCAACAATACATATTTCAACGGAACTGATGAAGGTACAGCAGGTACAGCAGGTACAGTTACCTCTATTCTAACAAAGCGTGGTGATAACTATTACCGCGCTACTTCAGCACAGAGCGTAATGAACTATTTGTTAGGAACCAGCAATACCTGGACTGGCACAAATAACTACCTATCGAGCAGTGCAGTTGGTGTAGCAACACAATCGGGCACGTTAGTTGCTTATGGTAATTCTGCAGGTACAAATGCAGCAACAATGTCATTTCACAGGCCTGGTGTATATGCTATCAACATGGGTCTTGATACGGATAACGTATTTCGCGTTGGTGGTTGGTCTGATGGTGCATCCGTGTATAGAATGCAGGTTGATGCATCTGGTAACCTATATTCTCGCGCAACAATGTTTCCAACAAACGGTGCCAACGGACTTCGTTCTAACAGTGGAACCTATGGGTCACTTGAAGTTACTGGAATACAAAATAGTTATTCCGGTATCTATTTCAGTGGTGGTGGAGCCTCAACAACAGGTATGTTTGATGGTTCGGGCAACGGTGGTGATTACGATACAACAACTGGCTGGCACTATTACTGGAATCGTTCAAACGCATGTCTTGGCATCGGTGGTTCAACAACATTAGGTGGATATAGATCATATGTAAATGGTAATGAATATGTTGCGGGAAGTGTCGAAGTTACTGGCGGTATTAACGTAGCTACAAACATTACCAATTCTAACTTTACTGTTACAACTGCCGGTACCATTACAAAAATCACTGGCAATTCTCCGCCAAATGGAGCAATTCGTTGCACACCAAACCTACATTTAAATGGCGGTGCCGGAAATGCAGTTATCTGTTCATGGGATAACGGTAATGGTGGTTCGACAGCTAACCTCGCATTCCGCGTCGGTTCTGGGGCATCAGTCGATGTCTTTACTGTGACATATGCAGGTACAACAATTGCAACAGGCGATATCACGGCTTTCTCTGATATTCGTGTCAAGAAAAATATCAATGTTATCCCAGATGCTCTAAATAAGGTATCAAAGATCCGCGGTGTTACATTCCAGCGTACAGACAATGTCGATGATGTAAAATATCACACTGGTGTTATTGCACAGGAAGTTGAAGAAGTCCTACCGGAAGTTGTCCACGAAAATGCAGAAGGTATGAAGACGGTTGCTTACGGTAATATGGTTGGTCTTTTGATTGAGGCAGTTAAGGAACTAAATGCTAAGGTCGAAATGCTTAAGGCAGAAATCAGAACTCTAAGGGAATAATAGATGACAGTTCTACCAGCAACAGGTACAGCAATTTCTATGGGGCGTATGGGTCGTGCCTATTATAACGGCACGGCAACAGTAAACGTCAGTGTTGGAAATGCCGGAACAAGAAAACTTAATTCCCAAATTGGTCGTGGCGTAACAACCACAACTGCCATTAGCTCTGTCTACGGCGGAAGAACAGCGCCGTTCACTTATTAAGAGTTAGTGTGCTTTTCGCCCATAAATATGGGAATGAGCACACCTAACCCCTTAATCGATATTCCGGCTACGAAATATTATTTTGATAACTTTGTAGTAGCCTCACATCATTCAGTTCCACATCTCATTGCCGATCTTAAGAAACGTAGAGACATGGCCATGCATCGTATGACATGGAGTCTCGATGAAAGTACAAAGGCCGGCTATTGTAAGCTTATTGAACTCATTGATGAAAAGTTAAGCACTCTTAACCTCGATGAACTTAACGACCTCGAACTTGCCGAGCCTGTATATTGGGTTAACGAACTAGCAAGACGTTCTGCAATTGAGATCAACACTTATGGTAGAATTCGCCCGGATACTCTGTCTTTGCTTCTTTGTGTTAGCGAAGAAGATTTCGGCACGATTATGCATATTGCGTCAGGCATCACGAATAGATTGAAACTTATCTCCGATCTAGCCGAAGCGTCAGTCGCGCCAGTCCCAACACAAATGCCGAGACAAGAATGAGCATCCAAAGTAACTTTATTCCATCACTTGCAGTAACTAAGAAGAAGATTCTTATAGCAGTCCCATGCAAGGACATGATGTATTCTCACTTCGCATACTGTTTGCAAGAGCTGGTTGAGTATCATACAAGGCGTGGTATTGAAACTCAGGTTGAGTTCAATATGGGAACACTTATTGGTAGCCAAAGAGAAAAGTTGGCTGACAAGGCGCTTGAAGTTGAAGCAACACACATCCTGTGGTTAGATAGCGACATGATGTTTCCAAAGACAATCTGTGAAAAACTTTTGTCTCATGATTTGGATTTTGTCGCATGTAACTATTCAACACGGGCCCTGCCAACACGTTCAGTGGCTTTCGCAGAGATTGGAGAGTGGGATTCGTTTATTGGTAAAGATGAAACTGGCTTGATTTCGATTGCCGGTGTTGGATTAGGTTGCGCACTGATAAAAACTGCTATGCTAGATGATATACCTAAACCCTGGTTCCCTATTACATACAATGTAGATGCTAATGATTACCTAGGTGAAGATATGAACTTTTGCCAAAAGATTATTGAATCCGGATATGTTGTGGCAATCGATTGTGATGCTTCAAGAGAAGTCTACCATATTGGATCCATTGCATTTGGCTGGAAGCAGGTTGACAAAGCGTAACGCTAATATACAATAGCGACAGAACACAGTTGTTTATGGATTCTTTACCGGCGAATAGTCGTTCGGAATAGGTCCCTGTCTAAACGACTCCCTGGATTACTTGTCTTATGGTGATGACAGAAGAAAACTTAACATTCAAGCAAAATAGAATGTGGCTTGACACCTTAACTAAGACACGTTACATTTAGTGACGATATGAGTTAGCAAGATGCACCATATGGTTCATGTCCGCTATCCTGTTGTGATGCCCAACGCAAACTTGGCATCAAGGATGAATGATTTGACACCGGTTCTAAAAGGTGTCAAAATCGCAGATGATAAATAACTTTGTCGCAACCAATATATCTGTCTGAAGAAGATAACTTGAATGACTTGACAGAGTCTCTATTACTTGTTAAACTTGCGGCTTGGTTGTAACAAATGCCTATTTGGTAGGTGTTTGATACGCAGATGATAAATAACTTTGTAAGCAAAGTCTTACACCCTTTAACTTAACTTGAATTTTTGGAAACAAAATGTTGAACTTTAACCTAAAATCAGCGAATGAGCATATGGTGGCGTTAGCCTCCAAGCGCCTCTGCGCCGGTCGCGGTTATTGGGCACTGGTCGGGTTTACACCAAGTAATATTGAACAAAACCCTGATATGATGGCTTCCTTCTATAAGGAGTCTGGAAACTAAAGAAAAGTATCCAGAACACTTACAAAAGGAAGCCGCTAGGAAACTAGGCGGCTTTTTTGTTGGCTCCAGCATAGCTGAAAACCAACTGTCGGGATAGTGTGATAGGGAAACGAGTTCCCTGGCAGGCACTGTAAAAAACATCTGTCGAAAGGGCGTGTCGGGGGCATAAAAGCGTGGCGATAACACGTGAGTCAGAACCCGATTGTAAAGTGTACCGATTTGAGATGGTCTGAAACGACGCAAACGGTATCTTTTACAATAGGCATTTCACATGAAGTGCTTACAATGAATAATGGGTGCGCGACCGAGTTGGAGAGCGCGTGGC